GGTCGGTATTGTAGGCAATCGGCCATACCCTGGACATCTCATACCACAGTTGAGGCCGCATCGCAAAGACCCACTCAGCCGGTAGCATCCCGGTATCAGCCGCCAACGTGTAGATGAAATACTCCATCATCGATATCTGGTTGACCAGGGCCGTGGCATTGGAAGCCACATCAGCATAGGCAAAGTTGTCGATATAGCTATCCAACGACGGACAGGCAGTGTTTGTGTCGGCGTCAACCTGGCCCGTGGCAATCTGGTTGTCAAGGCCGGGGAACTCTTTATAACCACCGCCGATGTTGTTGTTGGCCGGGCTGCCTTGCCACATATGCGTGGTAAGAAGCCGCTCCAGCCGCACCCCGACGCTGACCATCTGGGACATCGTTACCAGGTTCAAAATCTGATTGGGATTCAGGCCGCCGGGCATCAACCCGGCTTGTGTTCCCATATTCAGATTCATCCCGTGTAGTACCAGGTCCGAGAAGTCACCCCGGTTGATACGTAGACCAAGTTCGTCCATTTCGATAGTTTCAGTCGAACGGGCCACCCGCCCGAATTGCGCCGTCAGGTTACAGGCTTTCAAGTAGCCCGTGGGCGCATCCTCGCAGGGCGTCGCCGGTTCGTTGCCGATGTCATCCGAAAAGCCGGACAAAGCCCCAAAGCGCGGATCTTCGTCATTGTTCGGCAGAAGCGGCAAAACGGATGAAATGCCGTGTGGCTGGACGTGGGTCGAGATGATGTCACGTTCCAAACCAAGAGTGGAGAAGGTGCCGCGCAAGCCGTGAAGCTTTTGAGCAGTCATCGTGGTGGCCGGCGCTTTGGTAATCAGGTCGTTGACCATTTCCATTGCCTTGACCTGAAATTCCTTGTCGCTGTTAGTCTGGCCGATCTGGTTGGCCGCCAGCGCCGCCAGAAGCGCCTGATTTTGCTGAATCAAGCCCATCAGTTGTTCAGAACTCATTGTGTCACTCATTGCCGCCATCCTGCCTGAGTCCAGCCCAGTTCATTCCACCATAACCCCGTCGAGCCGTCCTGCTTGGCCTTGTTCTGTTCTGGCCCTGGCACTTCGCCTGTCACCTGATTTTGCTTGGTGAAAAGCTCGCTCTTGACAAACGAGGCCAGCGACGCTTCCGGGATGGAAGCCGCCTGTTTTTCAAGCCGCTCTTTGTCCGTTTTCTCCAACTCCTTGAGCCGGCTATCAATGACCTGGACGCTCTCGCCAATGGCCCTGATAGAGGTGGTCAAAGCCCGGACTGCCTCGACCATATCCGCCGAAGGCTGCTCCGCTTGAGCCGGGGCAGGTTGCTCTTTGGCCTGTTCTACCGGTGGCGTCTTTTCTTTGCTCTCCGTTCCGGCGTCGCTGGCTTGCTTGGCCCGCTGCGCCAGCTCATCTTCCATTTGTTTTACCCGCTCCTCGCCAAAGGCTGCAATGAACTCCTCTCGCTTGTGAGCCGGTATCTCTTTTACATCGTTCATACCGTTACTCTCCTTACTGATTAAATGAAACGCTAAACTGTTAGCTGCCGCCTTTGTCGGCAGGAACGTAATTTCCCTACTACGCCGGCGAGTGATAATCGACTTGTCCTTATCATCTTCCCGGCGCACCTCTTTGCGAGGCATACCGTGTGACATCCCCCGCCAGTTTGCTTTGATGACACCTTCAGCCGCCCACCCCTTATCTTTGTCGAACGTGCCGCCGGCGATGCAAAAGCCGGACTTTTCGTCATAGGCGTGATAGTGGGTTTTCCCGACCGGATAGGGATAATGCCACAGCCAGACTTCCGGCATCGGCCACTCGCCGCTATTTACCGCCTGGTCGAACTCTTTGTGAGCGTCGGAGGAGATGATCTCAGGCGGGTTGTCGTTGTCACGGTAATTGTTGGTATATGCGCCAAGCCAGTGGTATTGCCCGTCCACCTCTTTCCAGATGTGAGAGAAGGTATTTTTTTCTAACTGCGGTTGAGATTTCTCTTTCAGGCCGAATATCTCTTTGGTTTTGGCAATGGCCCGGTCGATAATCGTTTCCTGCTCGACTTCCTTTTGGGTGTTTTCCAAGATGCGCCGGGCTTTGGCTTGCAACGAGGCTTTCTTGTCAGCGGAGATGCCCTTCATCTGAGGGATACGGGCGATTGCATTGCGTATATGGGGCAGATCAACTTTGCCGGAAGCGTCTTTGTAGGGCAAGTGGCGACAGGTGCGGGGCTTGGTTTTGTTTTCGCTGTCCTTTTCGCCGCAGCCGGATTCAACGTAGAGGAAGCTGGAGTCAGGTAAGTTGTTGACGAAAGCGGTTGACCAGACGGCTTTCAAAACGTCGTCACGATCATCAACCTCTTTATCGTCGCTTTCATCTATCTCTTTCAAATCACCACGAGCCACACCCATTCGGTTAATAAACTCCCCGGCCAGATTAGCCAGAGCGCCGGGCTTGTCCTCTACCATATCGGACATCATAATATTTGAGGCCAGGTCCCTGAAATACTCGGTCGCCTTGCGTACATCGGCTTCCATCTCCCGGCTTTCCATATAGGCGTCAAGCTCTTCAAACGAAGTAATACCGGGCGGAATCCACATCGGTTCATCATACATCTTAGTAACGTCGGCCTCTTTGGTTTCCTGGCCGGCGTCTTTGTTTTCGGTATCTTCGGCTTTGTCTGCGGTTTTTGGGTCGTCTGCTTTGTTGCCCATTGCACCACCTTAAAAACAAAAAGGGCTTAAGTCGGATTGACTTAAGCCCCAGGTAAGAGAGCGGTTTATTGAGCGGGCCTCTCGCCCGCTTGGAGTATCATCGGTCTGACTCTGGCAGCCTGCCCGGCCCAGGCTATCGGGCAACTTATGGACGCATTTTCAAAAAAATATATCCTTGTCTAATCGGGGTTTTGATTATGGCTCAATCCCCCGCTAAAGCCGGGTGAGTAGCCAAGTGTCTAGGATAGCACCCCAGGGACGTTAGCTTGTCCACTCTCCACAATTATATCAAAATAACTGTGCTATGTCAAGCAATAATAACCGCCTGCTCATTGCGTATCACCCACCCAACCGGAACCCCCGCCTTGACCACGAATATTCGCTCCAACGTGCCGGTAGAATTACGCATACTCTCCGGTACAATCGAGTGCATCAAATCATCCCAACCATTGCCGATCTCAGAGATTGACAGCAGCGACACGTCAAAGTTGCGAGGCTCAAGTGGTACTCTGGTTGGCTTGCACCAGCCGATAGGCAAGCCCGATGACAAAAAGACCTTAATGGATATTAGCGCCACGCCTTCGCAGCCGCCGTCATCCCGGTTGTTGGCGACGGATTGTAAGCGCCACTTGAGTTTGGTCCAGTTATCAGCCATATTTTTCTGCAAACTCCGAATCGGGATATAACTCGACAATAGTCACCTTTAGCCAAGCCAGGGCCTCTATGATGGTGTCAAATCCTTGCGCCTTCCTAATACCGTTCGTAGTATCGCCAATTATGGCGTTGATACCACTGTCCCAAAACCAGCTTATGGTTATGTTGATCTCGCTGTCGTAAATGTCTTGGAGGATATTCGAGACATCAACTGTAACGGTTGCCTCTTTAGCCATACAGTTTATCAAGCCCCCTGTTCTTTGCCTTAATCATCGCATTGGTAAACGGTCGCCGCCGCCGCTTCTGTATCAACTCAGTCCATCCTCTGGCCTTGATACCGGGTCGCGGTCGCCGCTTATTGACGAATAGCATCCGCCCCCGGCCCCGGCCAGACTTGAGCTTGCCGGGCGTAGTCTTGCTCTTCCAGTCTTGTGACATCGTGGCGTAGCGGACGCAAGTACCTTCATCAAGCCATTTGAATTTGTTTAGCGCATCTTCGGAGCCGTTTGGGCCAGTCAGAACAGAAGCATCTTTTGTGGTCAACCCGATTAACGTTTCCGCCTTTGGCTTGTCACCCTTCCAGGTTGCCCAGGTTTGCTCAAGTAACTTTTCGTTCTCTTTTCCCTCGGCGCGCAAAGCATTAAGAAGCTCTAAGCGAACCTCTTTAAGTCTCATTGGCTTGGCTTTGATCGCCTTGACCTGAAATACTTCTGCCATTATGCATCCTAACTATTGACAATCAATAGTGAATAGAGCATAATAAGGTATACTGATTAAGGAGTGAATAACAATGGAAATCAACGTCAAATTTCAATGGTGTAACAATCGCCCGGTTTTTGAAATTCCTCTAATTGACACCGAAACCGGCCCAGAGCCTCGCTTGCCCAAGCATTGCGGCGGAACCTTCCTTTACAATCCCGACAAAACCCGCTGTGCCGTTATTGCCACCAAAGGGACGGCCACCTATTTGATGCAGCGCAAGTATGCCAGATTTCTTGGCGTAGCAAAAGCCACCCCGGACGGCATCGGGCATTACGAATTGCCGCTCTGATCGTCTACCTCTTGCCACCGTCCGCCGATCTTATTCATCCCCAACCGCTGCCGGGTCCGCTTCTGAAAGCGCTGGAACCGCTTTTGAAACTCTCGCCGTAATCGCCGGTCATCTGTCGGCTTTGGCCGATTGTACCGTAGCTCGTTATTCAGAAAATAGCTATGATACCACGTCCCGCAGTTAGGACATTCCAGGCCAATCTCGATTAAGTCCTCTTCCTGCTGCCGGTCGGTAAAGCCATCGGCGCGAACAAGAGTATTGCAATTGCTACATTTGGTTAGCTTCTGGCCTTTCAGTTGGGCCAGGACTTGCCGGGTTGTCTGCATATCTACCTACCTCACAAAATCTCAATTGCGATTGAAAAAATTATCTACGTGGCCCTCTTAGGCCCGGTGGTCTACCCCTGGTTGCCGGTTCACTGGTCGGTACAAGCGTACATTGACAACGCCAACCTCCGCAAGCGAGATCACGTGACTGCGGTCGAAGCCCATATCGCTCCCATACACTGGCCCGGTAAACTCTGCCGTTCAGCCTGGCGCAATCCTCGCAATGCTCAGTTGGCCCAACTACCCATTGCAACTTTTGATCTCCACAGGCCATTGTTTTGGCTTTTTCTCTGGCCTCACTGTACCTACCAATCCATAGCTCTGCTCTCTGTAAATGAGGCTCAAGCTTTGCACCGGATGATTTATTATTTTCCTCAATGGAATCACCAAAGCCAAGCAGATACGGAAACTGAGAATTTATAAACGAATCACGAGCCGCAATTTCTTGGTTTGTTAGTTCGTCTTCGTTGATTCCACAAGATGCCGCTCCTTCTTTCCAGGCTATCCGCAAATGTCTAGTTATGGCAAAATTCATCGTATCAAAAAAGTCGAATACGGTACTTTCGCCTAACCACAAACGACGTACAGCCGACCTAACAGCCAGCCGGTAGTCAGAAATAGCTTTCGTGTGGTCTAGCCAGGATTCGACATCTGCCAAGTTGTCCATCAGTCCTTCAAGAAATCTTCCGTAGTATAAGAATTAATGTCTTCGACTAACTCGGCAGATGTGGAATCAATGATAATTTTAGTATGCGGATGCCAATAGTCATTAAGCCATTTTATTAGCTCTCTCGTCAATCGTTCAAATTCGTCTTTTGCCTGTTCATTTATATTCATCGGCTTTTCACTCCCACGCTTCCCATATATGCAGGCTTCGACATCCTTCAAACATTCATTTAGAATAGCGGAAATCTCATCCACTTTGAACTTGTAACCGTCATCTGATTCATAATCGGTCAAGATGACTTTTTCGATGTCAAAAAGCATTTCTGCCATCCGCGCAATAATCATCTTGACATTGTGACCATCCGTACCGTGTCCGAAATCTTGCTTATACACTTGGCAAAACTCAATCTCTTTTTGCTGTCTCTCATCAAATAGAATAAGCCAACTCATCTGTCTGCCTTTCTTTTATACTTCCCACGCTTCCCATATTTGCCTAAGAAATCTAGTCTCGTAATCCGATAAGCCAAACCTATCTTGTCTAGTTTTCCAGGTCTTATCAATATCCGTTTCAGTATCACGTTGTTGTCTAGCAACTTCCCAATCACATAACATCTCCAAAATATCACCCAATGGCATACTCAAAATACCATCAGGCCAATATTCAGGGTGATGACTATTACGAGAAACGTGCAATCTTGCAGCGTTATTATTATGTACTATGGCTTCATACTCAGGTGAGCCATATTCATACTTTCGGGCATTATCAAGTTGGCAAAATCCCCCGAATTCTTCAAGGTCGAATTTGCTAAGGTCGTGTCTATCTGCCCTGTCCTCTAAGTCGCGGGCAAGTTTCCTGAGAAGATTGGCAACTCTTTGACGATGCTCGATTATCTTAACCAGCGTTATGATCTCGGAACTTGTTTCCATCTTTATATCTCCCACGCCACACAGGACCAGAATCCCGGCGCAAATGGATCTTTCTTACTATCACAATTGTGCCGGGCCATAAATGCCTTACGCCGCTCCGGGTCACTACGCTTGATAGTCATATTTGGGTCGCCGTAATGGACAACCCGCTCTTTGCCCTGATAACGTACCGTCCGCATATATTTCTTGTCCGGCCTGGTTGACGCCCGTTGACCGGAGGCCATAACCGTAATGCCGTTGTAGGTGATGCGGGATAGGGCCTTTTCGTCCTGGTCGGCCATACCCTCTTCGGCGTCATCTTCCGGCTCTTCCTCTTCTACCATCTCTTCACTGTCCGGCTCCGGCTCCGCTGCCATCATCGGTTCTGCCATCCGCAGGCCCTTCAATTTCTGCAAGGCCGCCAATGCCATACTTGCCTGTACCTTGATCTTACTCCGCGCATTAGACATCAAGACCCGCTGCATAGTCAGTATCGCTTCCTCGATTTGCTCAGGCGTGGCATCCAACGGCGGCAGGACTTCAGTATATTCCGGTGACTGGAAGAGCGCCAGCACATCTTCACCGTCCGGCGTTCGACCATCGGCCAATTCCATCGCAATGAATTGCGCTTCGGTAATCTCACCACTCTCGACCATCGCCTCTCTTTCGGTGCGAATATCTGTCACGCCGAGAGACAAGTCCTTTTCCCGGCGCTCGCTTCTGACATTGCGAATATCGGCGTTAAGCTTGTCTTGTTCGTCATCCTGGTAATCGAATACGAGCCTAAGATATGGCGGTAGGAACTTGGCTTCAATCTGCTGTGTGGCCTGTCCAATAATCACGCCCGGTCCCTTGCCACGCATCTTTAAATGTTGCACTTCGGCGTCGGCTTTCGTCTGGCCGGCTACGCCAAAAGCAAAGGCAAGTTGACGCATATCCACGCCAAAAGCCAGGGCCAGAACTGCCATTCCAAGCTGAGTATCGGTCATCGAATCAAAGCCATCTGGCAACGAGGCAAAATCTAACAGCCTTATTGCGCCCTTGACAGCCGCAACAGGTAACTTGGCATATCTGGTCAAGCCTTGATTATCCATCACCTCATCAGTTCCTCTTAAGGCAACTGATACAGCCGTTGCCTCTCTTACGCTGCCATCACCGCCCTCAATAGCAACCATCCCTCTGTATGGCCGGCTACCGAGTTTTTCCTGCTTGTACCGCCCCTCGTCTATCAGGTTTTGCGCTACGTTCACGGCCCGGCTCACAGCGCAAAAGCCCACGCCGTACATAGAGCCGATGGGGGCTGACTGGGGAGTGAGATTGATAACCCGGCTTTTGTGTAACCGGTATCTTGCGCCGTCCATATCGGTATAGATAATCGGATATTCAGGATTCTGCGTCCGCCAGCAGTCGCAGCCGTCAAGGTGAATGAGTTTGGTAGGTGGCCCCTGGAGAGGTTCGTCACCCCGGCCCGGTCCCTCGATGACCATAAAAGCGCCGTTATCGATGGTATGATAATCCTCGATAAAAGCGCCGTAGCAAGCAGGCCAGCCCTGTACCGTGAAGTTGCTACGGCTCTCAGAGTTGTTCTGCAAAATCCTGGTGTACTCTTCGGCTTCCCTGACGTAGCTCTTGATAGTGTTGTCACGAGCTACCACCTTGACCGGCATTGCTACCATCATATCCCGCAAGGTGTTGACCGTGCCGGATAGATGATCGCTCAATTTCCAGAACTTGCGTAACTCGTTGTCACGGGCCTGTGACCACCAGGCCGGCAATAGCTCGCCGGCGACGGCTAACCAGGCGTAGAAGGGAAAGCCGCCATAAGCCGTATCGTCATCTCGTGGGGGAAAGACTTCTTTTGTCTCAAGAGCCGCTGCTAATGCTTGTTCCTGTCCGTTATCCATTATGCTACCCTCTTACCGTCTACTACCACGACCACGCCGGTATTACGTAAGTCGTTCCAACTCCAAAAGCAGGCGTCCACCAGATCATAGGGCTTGTGCTTGGGTACTCGGTTTAGCGCCTTTTCCAACGTCGTATGAGTACCGATGACGTGTATGATCTTACCCTTTTCATAATCCGATAGCATCAAGTTCCAGCGATGCACCTTCGGCCCGTAGCCTGCGCCTGCCTTGTCGCTCACGAAGTCCGGTAGAAAACGGGTTGTGTCGATAGTCCCGTTGCCGTCCGTCACCTGTATTATACCATCAATTCGCTCGATTTGGGGAAAGTTATCATCCTTGACTAACTCCTCGATAGCCAGGTAGAACTCATCGGCCCACAGGTCGCCGCCCTGGTCGGTTTCCACGCCCACCCGGTCAAAGCGTAATTCGACCGCCTTGAGGATAGCTCGCTTAAGGCAATCAAGCGGAGTGGTGATTTGCTCCCAACTCCAAAAGCGGTAGATAACGTCATCAACGCCTATGCCGTCGGCGTTGATACCCATACTGTCGCTCTGGTCGGTAGAGGTGACGGCCGGATCGCACCACACGCAGCCGTCCGTCAATTCCGGTACGTCGTCAAAAGCGCAATGTCTGAATTCGAGATGATTGAACAGGCCGCCGTCCTGTTGCTCTACTTCGTGTTGCGCCTCTTTGAGAAATGCAGACAAGCCCCAGGTATTGATAGCATCCTGGCAAACCTGGATATTCTGCCCGTCCCAGGTTGGTGTACCGGCTATGATGGTATAGCCGCCGCCCTCGGTAGCCTCATATGCCAAATCATCAATCGCCTTGTATGGTCCTGACACTCGCCTATCCGCCAGAAAGCTGGCCTCGATATCTGACACCCCGGCCAGTTGCGCCGCTATGCCATCGGGAATAATCATATTCTGGATAAAGAGAATAGCCGCATCATCGGAGCCAGCGGGGAGTAGCGAGGTGGTCAGGGTGTCCTTTTTCTTTTGGGTGGTTTTGGGCGAGTCGTGCTTGCCGTCGATATCGTCCAGTATAATAAAGTCGGGCCGGTTTTCTTTTGCCTTCGCCCCACGCCGGGCCGTGTCAAGACCGATGGCATCGAGGATAAAGCCGTTAGCGCAGCGTAGCCGTTGCCGCCGCCATCCTTTTGACTGGCCGTACTTGCCCACTTCGCGCTGGGCCATTTCGGGATAGTAAGCGGCTAGTTGCTCGTTGCCTTCTAAGATGTCGGCAATCGTCCCTACGTGCTGGTCAGCCTGATCTTGCACCTCACAGCAATACCAGCCGTAGAGCCGGTGGCTTTCAGCGCCCAGTCGGATTGCCGCCAGCTCTGCGCTTGTCGATTTCGTCCCACCTCTCGGCCAGATAGCCACCAACGGAGCCGGCCTAATGCCCTTGCGGATTGACCAGACCCATTGCCAGAACTCGGTGTGTCGCTGGGCAAATGGAGCGGTTACGTAGGTTGGGAATATGGTTGTTAGCCACTCTTGCCAATCGAGCGGCGGTATCTTCTTTCGGTGTAAATCTTGCAATTTCCCGGCAGTTTCCATAAGGAACTGCTGCCGAGCCACAGGATGCAACGATTTGAACCACGTTATTAGCTTCGGGTCAATCGTTCGTGGTTGCATCGCTCTCCATTGCCGCCATAGTCAATATCTCAAGGAATTGACGTTGAACCTCATCACTATTCAGGCTATCCGGCAACGTTTGCCGCCAGTCGATCTTGACCGGCGCGTCAAGACCGAACAACTTAAGCCGCCGGTCGATGCACCAACGGATACCGGCTAAAAAGCTCTCGTTGCCGGTCATCTGTTCCTGTTTGGTACTGACTTCGTTGCGCTCGCTTTCAGCTTCACTGACTACTTTGGCGGTACTGCTTTCCTTGACCTGCAACGACCGCTGCCAGGCTTGCCAGTATTCGACTTCTAAGTTGTCTATCTTTGCAAGCTCGATAGCTACCCGTTCATTGAAATTGACAAGGGAGGATTCAAGCCACTTGGCCCGAATAGCCTTGAGGTCATAACCTACCATCTGCCGGGTCATTCCAAGCCGGGCGGCAATATCTACTTGAATGACGCCTTGCAGGTAGAGCCGGGCGATTTCTACCCGATCACGTTCTATTTGGATTACACTTCGTTTTGGTGCTGCCATAAGCAAACTTCTTAATGCAAACTAACTTTTCTTAATTGCAATTGAGATTTTTTGATAGCACTCGCAACGCCTCTTGTTTGTCGAGCGCCGGGCCGACGTACTCGAAAGAGGCTCGAAGGCGTTTTGTTAATCCACTGATTCCCTTTTGCTTGGCTAAATCCCGTCCTTTTACCATCGACTTTGTTTTTCTGGTTGGTTTTTGTATCATCACCCAGTTTTTTGACCTATTTCTAGCGTGTATCATTGCCGGATTGCTCGTTTGAGACTGCCACCGATACCCAACCGCCTTAAACATCGCCCCGACATAATCACTCAAAGCGTTACCAATCCCCACGCCCTGGAAGTCCGGCAAGCAAACCGTTCGATGTTCCCGCTTGATGTTCTTTGCTTTTGGATGCGGAAAGTGCAACGCTGCCGTAAACGCCACTGGCCTATCGTCATAAAAAGCGCAGAAGCAAACTGCCGCCGTATTCAAGACGGTGTCTAAATAATGATACTGCCGGAATATTCGCCCAAGCGGTGTGATGAACGCGTTTAACTTCGAGCTTAATCTCTGGTCGCTGGTGAAGATACCTCCCGGTGTAATATTCGCCCGTGTGAGGCTGATACACCCAATCCGGCTCAAGCCAATCCAGAATGTCATAATGCACAGAGACGGCAATAAACTTTTTGTCCTTGCGCCTGATCGCTTTGGATAACGCCGCGCTGCCTATCTGGGCCACGGTCCTATCAACGACACTTGTAAACTCATCTATGACAACCAACTCTCGTTCATCGGCCAAAGCCCTGGCCAGCGTCGCCCGGAATTGCTCACCATTCGACAGTACCCGAAACGGACGCAACCACGACGGCGGGGAAGAAAAGCCGACAGATGACAGATAGCCGGTGATGTCTTTTGTGCTCAAGCCGTCTGGAATAGTATCTCTACCGCCCCCACATCGCCCACGTTCCTGATCTCTTTCAGCAGTTCTATCGCCTGCCGTGCCTCACTCTCTATCGGCAATGAAGCCACAAGCGCCGAAATGTCTGTACTCTTCATATCGGCGGTGACAAAGCGGACGGTACTTAGTTTGTGGTTAAGGTACATCGCTGCTATCTTCGTCATCTTCCGGCAAATGAACCCCATTACTCTCTGCGAAAAATGTCCAGGTTTCTTCCTGCCCCAGTGAGATAAGATTGGCAAATTCGCACCGTAAGATGTCGAAACGTTTGTGCAAATCTTTCAAATCATCCGAGTTTAACTTGAGTGCCTGTAGTAGCAGCAGGTCATTAAGCTCGGTCCAGTCATTATTGATATGCCTGGTGATCTCGCCAACCCGGTCCATTGTCATTTTTTTTCTGACCAACAGATAGCCTCAGTTAATGAAAGCCTGGATAAAGGCAGATGCTTGCTGACGGTGATGTCTCTTAAAGTTCGTTAATTTGACGGTCCACCACCGCCATCTCTTCTCTAATTTCATTGATTTTGGTCGTCTCCCATTCTATCTCATTTTGTATTTCCGTTGATACATTCATACCCTGCCGGGCCGCGGTATCTCTGGCCTTATCGAGATTTTGCATATGCGTCTTGAGCTGGAACCTGAGATGTGTTAAATGGTCCTGCAAAACGTCTCCAAATAACTCTGCGGTTCGACGCTTTACCTGTTCGGAAACGTTACCATTCTTGGATATATATTCCAGAATTACCAGAAAGATGCGCTCAAACTTATCATCTCTGGACACCAAATAATCGTTAAGTTCCCGAATAATATCATCGATGGTGGCCCGTTCTTTGAGCAAATCGAATGTTATTTCGTCTAGCCGGTCAACATTTTTATAAAATTGTGACGAGAAGATACTGAGAACATCCTCGATTGTCTTAACCTGCTGTAGACTTTGTTCAAGGCGTTCGTTGAGTTGATATAGTTGTCTAAGGTACTGGAGTATTTCTCTTGGTTCGCTAGACACATTGCACTACAAATAACCTATTTCCCGCCGTACAGCAGCCGGCCGTTGGTGATAATCTTCTGACCCAACGTACCAACCAATGTTAGCCAGGCAAAGTCAACGGCGGCAGTATTGAGCCAATCTATAAGGCCGGCTTCGACCAGGGCCGGGTAACTTTCGACATCGGACGGTAAGATGAAATTGACGGTAATAACCAACCCGATGTAACCGATAAGATACGGCATTACCATCCCCCTGAACCACCCGGCCAACTCTGCCCAGTCAAACGAGCCGGTACGCAAAGCGGCGGCAATGGCCAGCACCACGTCTAGAAAAATGAGGCCAACCAGAATTTGAAACTGTGCGGTTTGCATTACTGCTTGAATCAAGTCCATCGTTATTCCCTCCCGGAAAACAGAAAACGGGCCGCGTTATAGACCCGTTGCAATATAACCTCTTCGCTTGTCACACCTTGCGCCCAGCGCTTGATCTCAGCCGGAGTGCATCCATCCTTAACCGCCGCTTCTATTTTCGACAACAGGGCCAGGTGATGCTCTTCCAGTAAAAGATAGTCGCGCTCACATAGGGCGCTTTCGATTTCGGTTTGGTGTGTGCTTTTAGACATAATACCATTTTAGCACATTGCCCGTTTTTTTTCAATAGTGATTGAGAAATTATAGGATTTCTAACTTTTTACGAGTAAGCCCGGCGCAACCATCACGCCGGGCTTGCCTTACACACAAGATTAGCACATTGACATACTATTATGCAAAACCGTTTTCCCCAACGGTTCAACTAGAACTCATTATCTCATCAGCACTCCTTTCTGTCATACCCACGTTTGCCGTTATCGCCGTCGTTGCACTACCTTGATTCCTACTCCTTAGCCATTCGGTCATCGAGCCAGGGACGGCGGTTGCTTCACTCGCCGGCATAGTCCTATACCACTAGGTTTACCCCTGCCGGTGAGGTTAGTCACTATCCTAATGGGTCAAGCCCGGCGCGCTCTCTGACCTGATTGTACTCGGCCAGATGCTCGTCACCGTCCGTCCTCATAGCCGGGGCAGTTTCCACACGATAGTCGATAATGGTATTATCAATCATCGCTACCGCTATGCTGATACAGTCATCAACATCATCGGTATCGTCGCTATCGATGCCGGTCAATACCTGCTTGATTTCACGCATCTTGTCAATCAACTCTTGGACTGTCATAGTTCAACTCCTTTTTCTCAATTGCAATTAAGATTTTTTGCGCCAGCCGTGGGCAGTCGGCTCGCTGTTGAGTTTGCGGTAGTTTAGGTCGATAATCTCTTGCCAGGTTACGCCAAGTTCGCTGATAAATGGCTCAAGACATCCCCAAATGACTTTTAACCGACTAACGTCAATCCATTGTTTGTCGAGGTAGTCATTTAGAATTGTATAGGAGTTTTGCCCCATTACCGCCAATAGCTTTTTGACCGACCACCGATAGTAGTTCTCTCCCTTTATCTGCTCAAGAGAAATATCGGCAATGTAACAGATAATCCTTAGATAATATGTGTAATCCCCTGTTTCGTCCAAGACAAGCGGGGTATAAAAGAGTGTCTCGTTATCACACCGGCAATCCCACTGGCTGGCCTCTCCGCAATTCTTACACTGCCACCAGGAGAATTGCGGCTTAAATCTCTCTTTGCCGTACAAATCCAGCAACTCGCCCGCTTCCCCTGCCAGCTTGATAGCCGGGTGCAACGGGTCACTGTGGAGAGGATGGTCCTTAGCGTACCAGGTTAGAAGAGCTTTTTCGATGTCGTTCATATCATTTTCACCTGTGTAATCTCTTTCTCAGCTATCTCTAGGTTTTTGCAACCCCTTTCCCAGTAATTTGGCTTAAGTTCAAACAAGATAGCCTTGCGATCCATCTTAACTGCCTGATAACCCTCACTCGCGTGACCACCATATGGAGACATTATTATATCTCCCAATTTGGTGTATTCACCGATTAGTTGACCTATTAAATCAAGCTGAAGAGGGCAGATGTGTTTTTCCTCGCTCTCGTCCTTTTGTTTTGCATATTTTAAGGCATTGGTTATTACATTGGTCTGCCGAATATCCATCAGGCAGTTGGGGTGACTGTCGGGCAAGCCGTCCAGATCAAACCAGACCGGTGAAGCGTATCGCTGCCACAACAGAATCGAGTAGTAGGTATTGTCTCTCCAACTGACAGGCGGACGATTGCCGACGTAATCGGAATGCACTTCATTGCCTTTGGTAATCGCCATCTGCCAGGTTCGTTCTTTTTCCTCGATTGTCTGAACTTCGCCGTTTGTCTGAATAATGTCAGAGTATACCCGCTCAAATGTCTGGTACTCAACATCCGGTGGCCTGATGCTATGCTTGACTACGTTATTCTCAAAGTCACCTTTCCAGTTACGAAACGTGACAACGAACGAACCATCAGTCAAGGCGACCCGGCTATGGAATTTCCAGCCGTCAACCGACTCAAACTGCTTGATTATCGAGGCCAACATTCGGGCGGTGCAGTGGATAGAAGTCAAGCGGCCGGGGGTAGTTTTTCTCAGAATGTCACTGCAAAGAAGATCATCCATATATTTTTTTGTTGACCAGAATGAGTACTGGACCGGTACCTGCTCGATATTATCAATCCTTCCCCTAATATCAACCCCTAACGGCGTTGAGATATACTCGCCCTCATTAGTCCAGATATGGACCATCCGCTCTACGACCTGCGGGTTAAGCGGCGGCAACTTGTCATTGATCTTTTCGCCGCCCTTGTTGAATACCAGGACGTAATCAGCGCAGCCCTGCCGGGTAACTTCGGCCCGCTCTGAAAAGCTCTTGTGTAGTAGGCCGTAGGTTTTGGTACGTTGCATCTCGATAACCGGGTCTTTCCAGACCGTCATCCATCGCTCGAAATTAAAGCCGATGGATTCACAGAGGCGGATAATCTCACCGGGGAAGTCATACAGACCGGCATAACCGTGAGATGACATATAGCGCATCGTGTCTTTGCAGTGAACGGCCATTCGCCCACCATCCTCCAGGACCCTGAACATCTCAGTCAGGTGATAATACCAGCCCTCGAAAAATTGTTCCTCGCTATCGGTGTTGCCCAAATCGGCAATGGAGTCAGAATAAATATACAACGCGAGAAAGGGCGGGGAATACGGGATGAATTGAACTGATTTGTCGGGTAAATTCCTCATTCCAAAAACACAATCAGCCCCATAAAAAGCCCAGTTCTCTCCAAACTTCTGGTCAATTATCTGATTCACTTCATCCTCCCATTCAAAAAGTGGGGCAAGACCATTTCCGTATTGCCCAGATTGGTTGTCAATTTCTTTTGGTCTATTCGCCACAAACCACATTCGGCTACAACCTCGTTCACTCGTTTCTGCATTTTCTTATGTTGCGCTCCCTTGCGCTTGAGTGACTTGACTATGCCTATCTCCGTTTCCGTGGCGTACATATTGACAACAGACTGCCGGGCATTGCCGAACCGGTCAGTTCTGCCAACGGCCTGATACCAGCTCTCCCATTTGTAATTGATAGAAACGAAGTGGTGCCTGGCGCAATGTTGCCAGTTAAGCCCGAGCCCGGCAATGCTATCTTTCGTAATGATAATCCGACTATTGCCGGTCGAAAAGGAATCAAGCTTAGCCTCTTTGTTTGCCAGGTTATCTCGGCCTGATACCTCTACTACTTCACCGTTCTTGTAAATAGCCTGTAGCTCTTTAGCCAGGAGCTTTGATTCATCTTCCAGATCACACCAAACGATATGAGGTTCGCTTGGCTCTTTTTCGACTTCCTCAATCGCACATATTACCCGGTCCTGATAGGTGGCTTTCTTCTCTGCCCACATCTCTGTTGATGAAGGCGTATCGGGCAACATCAAATAACGTTGCCCTTTCTTGGTGGTCATATCCCAGGCCCGGCGATGGTCAACGTCTAGCGTATGGAATCGGATGTCAAGCGGTGGCCTGATGTATCCCTCATCGCTGCCACCGATATCAGACGGCGTAGAGATGATACTGGCCCAGGTTGTTACCCAGCGCCAGAAGTCCTTTTCGCCCAACGGCTTAAGAATGTAATTGCCGGCCACCATCTTTTTATCTTTCATCGAGGCGTTCATAAACCAGTTGGCAATCATCTGGTTGGAGTCCATCACGCCTAATGCCTCGGCGTGATTGCCAAGTTCGAGGAAGTCATTCGGGGAAGGTGTAGCGGAGCAAAGCAAACCATAGCGGATCTCGTTCATAAATGGCAAAACAAACTTTTTCGTCTCGCCGGTATAGCTCTTGAGAATCGAGCTTTCATCGATAACAACACCGCCGTCTTTCCAATGAAACGGCTTGAATTTGCCCCGGAACATATCAAAGTTGACAATGGTTATCGGACAATCTGACAAAACAGCATCGTCATAATTCCTGACCTGTTCAATCTCAACGTCAATCTTTCGGGCTTCCCTGACGGTTTGCTTGGCTACGGCTAACGGGCAAACTATCAAGACCGGCGCGCCGGTCTTTTTGTGTACCTGCTTGGCCCATTCGACCTGCAAGAGCGTTTTCCCTAATCCTCGCTCCCAAAACGCAGCGCCCCGGCCAAGCTTGATTAGCCACTGCAATGACCACTGCTGCCAGTCGAATAACATCGGGTTAATATCAGCCAGATCAACGTCAAAACCAACCGGCTTGGCGCTAATCTGTTTACTGATAAGATAATCCTCATACGTTTCAAATTTTGGTATCATAGCTCACTCCTTAATGACTATAATAGCACACCCGCTATTGATTGTCAATAGTCCTGCCTACTTGCAGATGATGCGGCAAGACATTGCGCTTTCCAACGATGTCGAGGCCGTCGATCTCCAGGGCCTCGTCATACTGGCCCATATTGACGTAAACGGTCGTTGCTGGCTGGCCGAACTTGCGCCGGTAGGCAGCAACGGCGGCTTTGATCTTGTCGGCCTGGGTAGTTTTTTTATCGGCGTCGTACCACATCAAAAGCATCGGTTTCCTCTTTTTGGTAAAGGCCGTTATCGGAATCGGCCCGGTGATAAAATCGGTTAGCATTTTGGTTCACTCCTTTTTTTGAATTGCAATTGAAATAATTATGAGTTGATTTGCCACATCTCCGGCGCTCGATGCGATGGGCCGTCAAAATCGAGCATCTTCCAAGATACTTCCATTACCCTATCAAGCACCGCCCGGCCAAGATAATCCTCAAGCGCCAAACGGCCCGGCGCTTTCTCCGACATTTCGCCCGGTCCGCAGTTGAATGTCAAGATAGTTGGCATCTCAGCATTGTACCGGTAATTCAGGACAGAATAGAGCGTTGACTTCACCCACTCGGACGGCTGCCGCTTGTCTAGGTCGTCTATCACAATGACAAGGCCCTGCTGCAACTCTCGGATGACATCGGCCTCGGTCTCCTGGCTAATCCGGTTGCCGTCCTCGTCTTTGTCCCACGTACCTTGCAGCCGCTTGAGATATTCGGGCCATACCCGGAAATAGCAATCACGAAAGCCCCGGTCTATAGCCTCGTGAATGACGGCAGCGGCAAGGTGGCTTTTGCCGGTCCCAACGTTGCCATACATAATCAGCCAGTTATCCCGCTCCCGCTTGCCGGAAAAGAGCATATCAACGTAAGCCGTCACCTTTTGGCGCAGTTGTTCACTCTCCGGCCAATCGTGGCGAATAGCGTAGCTGTCAAATGTGGCTTGGCGCAACCAACCAATCAGGCCAGCTTTTGTCAGATGAGCTTCGTACAGGTCGCGCTGTATCTTGTCGGCTTCACGCTCTTTCAGGCGCTTGGTTCGCTCAAGTGAAGTTCGCCCACGGTCGCAGCCGCAATAGTCCGGCCATATCAGGACGGGCCGAACCACGCCAATAACCTCTTGCTCGATAATGCGAGGAATGAGAAGGGAGCCGCAAAACTTGCACTTGAGGCCGACGCGCTGGGCGATCTCTTCAGACGATAGCTGTACCAGTTCACGCCGGTAATGTCGCCACGCCTGCCGCCACTGTTCGTCTTGGCGCTCGGCTTCCCGGCGCATAGCAGCATAGCGGAGCCGCTCTTGCCGGTCCTCAACCTCTTGCTTTGAAGGCTGCCGTTGCCCTCTTTGCGATTTCGTCATCTGCTGGTGTAGCCACTTGTTTACGTCCATTTCGGTTCACTCCGTTTGGTTTTTTCTTTGGCTTGTCGGTTATTTGACCGGCAGCAAGCCAACTATCAAGTATAGCTTTTATGTAAGTCCATTTTCTAACATTGTTTTCCGCTGCCTCTTTTATTGCTTTCTCTACCCAACCAGCCGGACATTCGGCGGTATAGGTGCGAATATTGTCTGATATAATCTGGCTCAAAGAACCGATATTCTCTTCCCAGGATATGCACGCTTTCTGAAAATCAGTCGGCGGTATAGTAGTATTTAAACTCTGATTCTGTATCTGTATCTGGTGCGTTTCTTGAAACGTTTCATTTCCGTTTCTTGAAACGTTTCTTTTCGTATATTGATTATGATTATCTTCCCCGTCGTCGGTGTCGTCATCACCGTTTTTAGTCTGCTTTCGTCTGTATCTCTTAACGCGCTCGTAGCTGTTATCGCTCTTGAATTGGCGTTGCTCCCAATTGGTGACAACAAAAATGCCGTCATTGTCGACAAAAAGCATATCAAATTCGACAAATTCACGGCATATTTTGGAAAATTGTCCGTTTTCAAGACCGATCTCTGAGCAAATGAAGTCATCTGGTAACGCCGTTCCCTTATTGGAAACGAGCCGGCCGCGCTCCGGTGACTCCCCGGCCAGCATTAAGAGCGATGTCCACACCCCAATTATTAGCGGCTTGGGCAGGTTTAACTCAGCCGCAATCATCTTGATCTTCCTGTCTGAAAGTGTCTCTGTGTAAAGTCTTAACCAGGGCATCGACATTGAAAAAACCTCTTTCCGTTACACTCGTTGTTTCAAGACCGTTTCTTGAAACGTTTCATTATCCATTAAAGAAACCTCAATTGCGATTGAAATAAAAAAGCCCCTTTATCAAGCCGGCCCGGACAGGGTGGTTTTTTGTCCGGGGCTGGCCGGCCCCGGAGGGCCGGCTTGATAAAAGAGCCTTTTTAATTAAGGTGTATTTGATTATTAGAGAGCGTCTATTGCTCACCTTATCCCTGTCCCTTTTGCCGCTTTGACCTCTCGGCCCCGGTTTGCCAGACCGGACGGCGTTAAACGTACTTTATCTTACACTGATTATTATACCGCGCCTTAACAAAATTGTCAATAGTGTTCATAAGTCAATTATAGCGGAGTTAGCGCCGGGTGTCAAGGCTGAGTTTTTCGACTGTGATACTCCTGATGACACCGATGGCACAAACAAGTCAAGTCCCCTGGCTCTTCTCGCCCCAGCCGCTCATACGTTCGGTGGTGCGCTTCCAGCCGATCCGGGCTATTGCACAACTGACAACGATAGCCGGCGCGCCGTTTGCACTCGTCGGCCCGTTTACGCCAAGCGTCGGACTGGATGTAGCGGTGATAGTCCGGCCGGCGCAAGTAGACCAAGAAAGAGAGAGCGGCTTTAACTTTGGCTATCATATATCCCAACCTCTACCACCTGCCCGGCCTCTTTGACGATGACCGCATCTCTGGTCAGTTGCAGCGCATTGCCGAAACCAACCTGCACTAACTCGCTTCTCTCGACCAGATGCAAGACGGTCGCCTTTGGCAAACTCAGCAACCGGGCTACCTGGTCAACGGTCGTGTGGCCCTGGGCGACGGCTACGGCGATGCGTTGCTTTGTGGTCATCTTGGGAATTCGTCCCACGTTCGACCGTCCAAGATACGTCCGCCCCAAACGCCATCAACTTTACGATTGCCGCCGTGCTGTTTGTGAAAATAGGCAATATCATACCTCTGACAATCATCCCTGACTTGCCTAAACCAGTCAAGATCAGCCGGGCGATAGTTTGGGCCGCTCTCGCCGCCTGAAATTATCCAGTCAATAACAGGACTGTAAGGATAAAAGTCAACCGGTCCAAGTGCCGGCTCGTAACTGACAAATTTAACGGTCGCAGGAATCTCGTCAAGGGATTCGAGCCGCCATAAATAATCTTTTGCCTCTATGCTGACACCTAACCAGACATTGGGCCAGCCGTTGCCCCAATCATCCGGCATACAATATCTGGCCCATTCCGGTCTTTTGGTCAAAATCTGGTAGGTTAAATGGGGAGTCTGCCTGATAATGTCCCAGGCTTCATCTCGCCACGGGTCGGCCTCTTCGATGAAGAAATCTGACCAGGAACAGGTAAAAACTTTGGCCGACTTTTGCCAAGATAACGGCTTTCCGAATGTGGCCCGGCTTGATTTAACTATCGTTGCCGGGTCTTGTCCGTATCGTTTTTTGTCCCGATACATATAGCAATTTTTGCAGCCGGGGCTAACTTTCTGGCAACCTTGCCAGGGATTCCAGGTATGATTCGTCCATTCTATATTGCTATTTTTGCCCATATCATTACCTCAGCCACACGCTAAACAGGTCTTTGATCAGTGACCAGTTGTCATTAAGGTCCTGACTATCCAACCCGGCCGCGTGGAGCTTGCCGATCAACGTACCGGTTGGCTGCTCGCCGGCTTTGATCGCTTGCCAGGCATCAGCGGTGTGTTCATCCATAATGCGACGGATGATAGCACCCTTGTCAGATTTTTTTGAATTGCAATTGAAAGAAAGCGTCATTGCACTCGCTCCAATCTGACCGTATGGGCGGGATGGTCGAACTCGAACTCGATAGCTATTTGCGGTGACACAAAAAACCGCTCCAGCTTGGCGCGCACCTCTTCGGGGCAAAACGCAAAACAGTCGCGGATAACGTCCTCATTATCGGTTTGGTTGACCGGTTGATAGCCGGTCCTGATAAAACGGTAAAGCATAGCTCACTCCTTTGCAAACTTCACTATCGGCAAAATATACCGGTCAGGATTATCGAACATATCAGACGTAAAGCGGAACACACGCCAGCCAAGCAAAACGGCCTGGTTGTACTTCTCGCAGTCGCCCGTAAAGCCCTTGCCCCTGGTGTGACGGCCACCTGAATGAATACCGCCTTCGATCTCTATGGCAATGAGCTTGTCGGGCAATGCCCGGTCAAAGCGCCATTTTCGCTCCGGATGAAAGCGGTACTCTTCGACGAGAGCCGGGCCGCCGTAAACTCGCCAGTAATAATCGAAGGTGGCCTCAAGATCGGTTTTCATCACCGTTGCCGATGGGAACAAACTCAACGTTAACCCGATAACCAACCCCGGCGGCAATTCTGTCCAAGGTATTCAATTGAACATTGCGCGGCATATCGTCATCAGCAATTAACTGGCCGATACGATTACGAGATACGCCAACCTCTTTAGCCAATTCATAAACAGGCTTGCGGCTTTTGCGAACAATCAAAAATAGCGGATTTAGCATTTGTTCTTACCTCCACTTGTCATTATAACACAAAAGATTACTTTTGTCAATATATACAATGAAATTGCAAAATAGACTTGACAATGAAATGGAAATGTGATATAATGTAGACATCAAAGCAAACAGATTAGGGCAAGGGAGATTAAGATGGAAGTCAACTTTAACGAAATGGTACACGAGCTATTTGAGGCTTTAGATGATACGGTCTTGGCCGAGTATTACAATTACGAAGCTGGGCTTGTTGATTATCCATCAGAGACAGCCCTTAACGCCTTGCGTAACTATCAAGACAAAGGATTCGGAGAAAGTAAGGCATTACAGGTAATAGATATACAATAAAAAAACTCCCCGGCGTTCGCAGCGCCGGGGAGCCTAGCCAAACTAAGGAGTGATTAAATGTCAAGTAATATTGTAGCACAGAATACACAGCAGGTCAACAGTCTTGATGACCGGCCCATTTTAGTCATTTTGCCCAATCGTTGCTATTGGCTGGATATGACCGATGACCAGCCGATACCGTTTCAAGGCGAGCCGCAGTATGGGCAATACTGGGACGGATCGCCGGAAGATTGGTATGGCCTGGAGGCCAGAGGATGATTGACCAAATCTTAGACTGGGGCAGAGCCAACGCCAACGGCAGCAAGAAAGCCATTGACACCGCCGGCCACTTCGACCGCAGCCAGACCGAAGCCTGGCGCAAAGAACTGCGCCGTCGCTTCAAAGACGGTGAGCGTCACATTGATGGTAGCTGGCGACAGGGCTATGAACTGGTCTTACCCACGGGTGAGGCCATCGGAGTGACGAACGGCCACGCTAGTCATTTTGTGATATACTATCGAAAAGGAGCGATATACTATGGCTAATCCGACCAGAGACGAAATCTTATTGAGAGAAGAACTCTACCGGCTGGCTTACCAGCACCGGGCCAGTCACATCGACCAGCGCCGGCAATCTATCTTTAAGCGAGATGGTCACGGCTGGCAAGAGTTGAAAGTAGGCGAAGTGGAATGGAAGCGGTGGCATCAGGCTTACCCGCCGATGTCAACAGAAGTGGTTTAAATTCAATCGCAATTCAAAAAAAAGGAGTTATGATGTCTGAAAAATCTTTAGTACCAACAAGTAATACTTTAGCTGTAATGCCAGCGATGGAGATTGCCGAAGCCGTTGATCGTTATTCAGCTATCACTGCTTTCACCCAACGGATTATGAAAAATGGTATAGACTATGGCGCAGTGCCAGGAACAGATAAGCCGACTTTGCTCAAGCCGGGGGCAGAAAAACTGTCTGCCTTTTTTGGATTGACGCCGGCTTTTGAACCGATAGAGATTATCAAAGATTGGACTGGTAGAGATCACGGTGAGCCGTTCTTTGAGTATCAATACAAGTGTCGCCTGTTTCGGGGTGACCGGCTCATTGCCGAAGGAATTGGCTCTTGTAACAGTTGGGAGAAAAAATATCGCTATCGCTGGGTGAGTGAAGATGAAGTACCGTTTCATCTCAATCCTGACAATCTCTTATCACGCAAAAGCGGACTGATTGAATTTGAGTTTGCCATCAACAAACGAGAAACCGCTGGCAGGTATGGCAAACCGGCAGAATATTGGGATGCTTTTAAAACCGCTATTGCCGCCGGAGATGCAATCAAGACTACCCGTAAAACGTCATCCGGTAAAGATCTTGACGCCTGGATGATAGAGACGGTTGTCTACCGAGTACCGAATGAGGATATTTTTAGCCAGGTAAATACCATCGACAAAATGGCTCAGAAGCGGGCGCTTGTCGCTGCTGTCCTGATAGGTGTCAATGCCTCTGAGTTTTTCACTCAAGACCTTGAAGATATGGACATCGATAGCAATATCGTTGATTCTGTTGCTGTGCCGGTATCAAGCGAACAATCCAAGCAATCTGGCAAAAAGCAACAGAGTAAAAAGCAAAATGGCAACGGGCGCAATCCTCAAACGATGCTGGAAGAGGTCAACGCCCGGACCGGCAATCACTACGAAAATGTAAATCACCTGTATAACACGCTGGGCAACTGGCCGGACTTCTCTAACGATGAGGCGTATCAATCTGCCCTGAATAATGCTGTTGACCACGCCAACAAAGACAAAGACGAATTGCCATTTTAGCAATCATACTCCGCCGCTCGTGACTGCGCTCGCCTCAAGGCAAAGGGCTTGACGGCGGCGGGGTAGAAAAAATCTCAATCGTAATTGAGATTTTTTAAGGTTAGACTATTGACATTTAACTCCAAATAGCTTATAATGGATAGTATAGATAGATAGTTATTTAGTAAGCTAAGGAGTGAACCAAATGAACAAAGTGATAGGTTATTATGTCCTCTGGCGAGTGCCAGAGCTTGACGCCCGATATGATGACCTGGCAGACCTGGCCGGGTCACTGGGCATCGAAGAGAAGTACATCCCTACCCCACCCAAGCGTCGGGGCGCGTGGGAAAAGGCCACCAACCTGGGCCGCAATTACCCGATTGAGCCGCCATTCGAGTTGGTGCAGGAAGTCCAACGCAAGTACGGCGTTACCCCGACCGTCCGGCTTGAGACGGTCATTGTCTCCAAGTCTGCGCCGGTCCTTATCCGGCACATCGTCCGGCGAGTGACCATCCCGGCCAGTGACGAATCCTCAGACAAGCGCCGGTTGGCCGAGCGGCAATTAGACCAGCAGACGGTTTGCATAATGCAGTTCGATTGCAATACCGAAGCGATGCAATCGACCGGCTACAGCGACCTGAGAGATTTCGCCGGTTGGGTCAACGGCAACCTTAGAGACATCGTGCAATCGCTGCACGATGACGTTGATCGGGCAATGAACCGGGAAAGCGGGTCAAAGGTTCGTGACGGCATCCGTGAGTTTTTGCTCGATAACGGCGGCGTGTTACAGACAGCCGGCGGCGCTTATTTCCTGCCCTATACGCCGGAACTGTACGACGACCTGAAAGCCGTCAAGGTCTATCTGGAAGGCTGCATCGATTGGGCCGCCAAGCGTAATGATGACGGATCTCCGGCAGATCGGCCCTCGTTTGTGGTCATTCCCCTGGTCAAGACAGATGAGGCGCTCGATACCATCCTCGACATTGCCGAATCCGCCGAAGCGCAATTCGGACAGTCAATCGAGGAGATGATTAACGAACTGTCACCACTCTTCAAGGGCGACCGGAGCGAGAAAGTTGCCAACAACATCCGGGCCAGGGTGAATGACCGCTACGCCCAGATGCAAGAGAACGTCCGGCGCTACAAGCTGGCCCTGGATGATAGCTTGCCCCGGCTTGACGCTCTGCTCGATAAGGCCCGGCAGTTAATCGACCAGGCAATGGCAATTGACACATACCGGGTCGGACGTAAGACGGTAGAGGCCGGACAGGTAGAGGCCGCCGATGTGACCTGGCGCGGCCAGCGAGTTATGGAAAGCGTCACCATTGACGCAGTTAGCACCGACTACCGCAAGAGCCGGGAATTGTAGAGACAATGGCCGGCGTGAGAGATTGCGCCGGCCTTTTTGTCACGATAAAAGAAAAGGAGAGAACTATTATGACCGATCTAATAACCGTCACCCAGGCCGCCAAACTGCTTGGCGTGAGTTATTACACCGTTACCAACAAGTATATCAAGCGTGGCCTACTCCCCGCCGAACTGGTCAACACCGGCCAGGGCAAGGGCCACACTCGTTACCAGATCAAACGGGCCGATGTCGAGGCATTGAAGGAACGCCGGGAAAGCGGCGAGGCGGCTTTCCGGCCCGGCCCAACGGGAGAGAATAAGGGCAAGACGCTGATGTACCTGCCCAGGCCGGCGGCGTGGGGAGAATGGATTAAGACGGCGCTTGAGCCAGAGGAGAGGGTTGCCGCGTTGGAAGCGGCAGCGAGGGCGAAAGAGAAGTAAAAATCTCAACCGCAATTCAAAAAATAAAAGCCCCATATCGGGGCTTTTTTGCTGGTGTAACGGTGTTGAACATTAGCCAATATGCAGAACTGCAACCCTGGCCTTTTGGTAAATTGTTTCTTTCAAATTCTTGATACTCTTATCGACAGGTATGTAATACTCCGATCCAGAATGACCAGCAGGGCAAAGCCATTTTGCTTCTAACGTTTGTCTAATAATATCTTCCTCCCAAACTATAAAAGTAGGGCAATCGCAAAAAATGCACTTCATCTCAAAAGAATCTATAGGTATAGTGTTCAACTTTCCTTCTTCGCAACGACTTTTTTCTTCTACAAATTGATCGGCATACTTAATAATTGCCCTTATAGTTGAATCCGTATCCCAAACTGCATCGTGCAACCAAGACGATAGCGGTTGTTCCCTGTACGAAATAATCAAATCGAAATATTCATTGAAAGTCATCTTTTTATCAGGATCATATTTGGGATATTGCGGGGCTAACGTGTTGGCTATTACCCTAACGATAGACGACCATAAGTTTTTCAGGTTGGGAGTATATGATTGGGTTTTGCCTTGTGATTTTGGTTTAGGTGTCTCACTGTGCAAGTCAGCTATCCAATCTGGAAGATTATTACTCTTTTCAAGATTGCAACTGCTGCAAGACCAAACCAAATTCAAGATGGAATCAGTACCACCCCTTGACAACGGTATTAAGTGGTCACAATGACCGTTATCATCTACTTTGCCACAATGAAAACAAGTGGCATTATCTCGCCTTTTGACCAAGCTTCTCAGGCGACTCCAGCTAGTTTCCGTTGTCATACTTTTTCCTCATTTCCTCAATATACTTGTCTATTGCCTGCCTGATATGCTCTGCAATGCTTTTACCGGTACGCTCTTTTAGAGCCTTCAGGATTGCCCTTTGTTCCTTCGTCAAATAAATTTCAGTCCGTATCATAATAAATATCCTCCGTATACGTATACGGAGGATATTATACCATAGACTTGCTCATTATCATAATTAGGGGCTAATAAGTGACTTATTAGATGCTAAGTTCCTCCCTAAGTGACTTCACCTTGTAGAAATTATCACCGCTCAAGTTAGGTTTCTCCCAAATTTCTTGAGCTATCTCTTGATTACTAGCCCCGTCCAAGATCATTGCAGATATTCTATCATCAATACTACTAGAGCCAGATTGCAAAACCAAGTCCGGGACAATCACGTTGTCATTGTTTTCATTTCCGTATGGAGGAATATAGCACTCTTGTTCGCCATTGCCGGCGTCAATTGTCGCTCTGCGCTGTTTGGTTATCTGGTCTATTTCAAGCCGGACGATGAATAGCCCTTCCCTAATATCTCCCTGCCCTTCCAGGCCAAGCGGTTTAACTAACTCAGAGTGAGAACCGATAAACAGCCTGAATCCAACCTTGCGGCTTTCCCGAATGAGCATACCTAAGATTTTGCCACCGGCTTTTGTTTCCTCTTTGATTGAGTTAAACTCATCGATGATAACCGTCATTGGCTCAAAGCTAGTATCACCGCTTGCCCGCCTCTTGTATCGGTTATTTACCTCATCGACCAGTCCGATTAAGAAATCCTCTATACTGGTATAATCCCGGCCGGCCCCGATGATTTTATCAGTCGGCCAGATACCCGGCGTATAGTGCGGGTCAATAATCGTTACGTTCTTTGATCTCTGGGCTATATGCTGCAAGAGCGTAGTTTTTCCGGCGTCCGATGCCCCTTTGATTAGCACTCTCTCAGCCCTATCTAGCATCGACAACAGGTCAACGTAGTTTGGCTTTTGCGGTACGATCTTCCCGGCTTCCAACATCTTGGATTGTCCGGTTGTCATCAACGTGTTGGCATAGAGTAATTCAGCCGGCGTCGGATCGTGGTCGTGACCGTTGACCCGGAGGCGAGTACCGCCAAGCCGAGCTAACTCTTCAGATATAGTCCCATCTAGTAATCTAATTTGTTCGTAGAACCAAGCCTCGTTGTTTGCAGAATAAATCAGACGTGAATCAAGCTCCATCTTCCTCGTTTTGGCCCGTTCTCGCTTGGTCCACTGGTAGAATATAAATACCAGCGCGCAAAAACCGATAATAGCCGATAGGCCGATAGCTACTCCCAGGCCGATAGCCAACCAAAAGGCAACGACCGTGATAACCGGCCACGCGGCAACGATCAAAGCAGCAAATAGCATAAACAGGAATATGCCAACCACCATATAAAAACGGACCCGAATAGCACCCGTCCGGCTCCGTTGGAAATCGGCAATGACCGTATCACGTTGCGTCATAAGTTTATCCCCACGCCAAAGGCCAACGCCTTAAAGCTAATGACGATGACCTTATTTGCCAGTCCGACCGCCTCGCACCATATCCGCCACTCCGCCCGAATTGACAAGATAGCCTGGTGCAGGCGCTCGAAAATGGACAGGATAAGCGCAAAGACGAAAACGACGCTGTCGTTGTCATCAACTATTTGAACCGATACTAAGATGCGGGTAGCCTGTAAGATCATCACTTGCCCTTTTCCAGGGTGATAACCCGCTGGTTTTCCAGCCGGGCACACTCCTGGCGGAAATCCCGGTCAACGCCGAAACCAACAGCCAGGGCGAACAACGTCGGCTTGTCACCACCTTGCAAGAAACTACTTACCAAAATAGCCAGGATGTCACCTTTGTAAAGGGTCAATGATTGCATCATATTTACTTCCTATCCTCTATACTTTTATAAGCCCGGCTTACTGTAGAAACGGAGCATCCCCACGAGGCCGCAAGCTCCGCTGCCGTGGGTTTGTCACCATTGCAATTGACGGCAATCCAGCGCGCCCTATCTGCAAATGACATTGACTCCCACGTTTGCGCCTGCTTTAATTCTGTTTGCAATACCGTTGCTTGAGATTGCGCTATCTCTAAATCTTTTTGCGTCGCCTGTAATTCCTGTTGCCTCTCTTGACGCTCTGCAATCGAGATAGTTGCATCGGTTTGCAAGTCATCGTCGTTCGGTTGCACTTTGTAAGCATAAGCCGCGCCCAGTACCATCAGTGGCATATAGGATGCAAGTCCGAACGTCCATAATCTTTGCGCCGTTGGTGACAGCGATTGCGCCATTGTTTCATTATTCATTGTCGAGTACATTACCGGTCCAAGCGTAAGTGCAATCAAGACGATAAGCGCAATTTTCAACGTCCATAAAATCGCAGATTGCACCTTACTGTCCGTTTTTGTCCGGGCCAGATAACCGATAACAAGACCCTCGACAATAGCCCGGATTGACCAGGCCCAATGATCTGCCAGCCAGATATTGACCGGGATTGCACCGGGCGACTTGCCAGATGACATAAATCCCTGAATCTGATAGGGAATAATCATTGTCGCTGCCGACAAGATTAGCAGTATCCAGAGTTGATTACTACGCTTTGTCAACCACTCCATTGGTTACCCCCTCCTTTTGCCGGGCCATCTCCTTCTCCAATATCTGCCGGACAATCCAGCTAACCGACCGGTCCTCAGCGGCGGCCCGCTCTTCCAAAAACTCCACGATCTCATTAGTCAATACAAAAGCCTTCGTTGGTTGCGTCATTATTTTTCCCTCCGTGATATATATGAACTATGCAACAGTATACCACCTCTTATACTGAGTGTCAATAGGTGCTAATAATTGGCAATAAAAAAGGCCCGGTTATCCGGGCCAAAAAATATCAATTGCAATTGAGAAAATTATAGTAACCAGATTCTTGCCTCAGTATATATCTCTGTCCCAACTGCAAAAAGACTCCCTGCTGCTACTCCAAACCCAAAAGTTGCAGAGGTTGCCGAGCATCTATGTTGTATTTCTAAGGCTTTACTGGCCGCTAATGTGAAATTGCCGACTATAAACGAGCGCGTTTGCGATAATGGCCCCGTGTGATAGGAAAACTCGCTAGTCCCGCTCATTATAACAGCAGCATCAGTTGCATTGTATAATCTAGCAGCGTGGTAGTTTACTAGATAGGCTGGGGCAGTAGCGGTGACAAAGTACGTACCGGCTGGTAGCGTGAATTGATTAGATGCCAGAGAATACCCAGCCAGATCGCTATATACTGTTGTGTTTAGTACTCTAGTTCGCCAGGCCCCACTGGTAAATGTCCCACCGTCCGTCCCAGATGCTTTTTGATCTTGGATGATAACAACAAGTCGTCTAGGGCTAATCTCCGGCTTGACCAAACTATCTATCTGTCGTTGCAGACTATTCACCTGCCGCATCAACTCTTCTATCACAGCGCCGCCTCGTAATCAAGCCTGGCCTGTACTGTCTCTTCGCCGTTATCGTTAAGCGAAATAGTGACGGCCCGAATAATGGTATTGAATTGGCGATTGAGATACTTGGCCCCGACCTTATAGCCAAAGTCCCAATCGATGCCATAGCGAGTGCCTTCGGTATCGACCGGCGTCGCTCCAAAACGGATACGAGGCCGTCCGGCTGTCAACCTGTCCCTGGCCGCTTCCCTCACGCCATTGTCGGTCGTCTGGTTGCGAGCGTCGGCAAAACCTTCTGACCTGGCCCAGATCGAGGCGCTATACCGGTCGCTGTCATAAACCTGTTGGATAGTACGCAACTCGCCTTCGCCCTGGCCGCCGGCGTAGATGTAGTTCTCTTCATCTGTGTAATCATACTCAAGCGCCGGTTCACGCATATTGCCGCTTTGCTGGTCGAACGTTACACGGTCGCTCACGTCCTGCCCTGGCTGCCCTGTGTAAGTCCTGAATTGGAACGTGATACTGTTAGCCGCCACCACATTCGGTACGATGTCAAAAAATACCTCTGTCCCGGCTTCCCTGGCCGCATTACCTAAAGTCGCTAAAACTCCCTGCCCGGCCGTGGTCAAGAGCTTGTCAAAAGCAAAAGCCTTCGTGATAGACGGTCCCAAGCTCAGGTCGGCGTCAATGCTGAGATTGCTCCATACTCTCGTACCAGCATCCGGCGTCGGGTCAACCCCATCGGCAATGGATTCGGTCACAACCTCTTTCATCATATCGTCGGCATTGTCGGTTTTGTCGGCTTGCGCTGCACCGGAATAGGCCGCTACAATCCGCCGCCGTAGTAGGTCGTTGACATCCGGGCCACCAAATTCTACTATCTGGTCACTGCCGCGAGTGCTAAACTTCCAGCGTCGGACAAAATAGACGCGCCATAGGCTGAGAGCGCCGCCGGTCGGTTGCCGCCATATCTGTATCATCCGATCCGGGGCAATCAAGTCCGGGTCGAATGACAGCGGCATCTGGAGATTGCAATAGGCAATACCGTTGACGACACGGGAAGCGTCAAGAGAGATGACTTGACTAAGGGGAGCAAGGCGGAGGCCACTGTCATTTGTTAGCCAAAGTTCATAAGATGCTGTCATAAATTTTCAACTGCGATTGAAAAAATTAGTATGATGAAAAGCTGTCGCGCCAGAGCATATAGGCGGTAATGGTAGGCGCACCAGCTACATTAACAAATGAGGTTACGTCGTTGTTATCGGGTAGAAGCGCCCACGTTCCAAAATCTGAATTTGCCAATATAGCATCTGGACGTGAACCAAAAAAGTCAGAAATAATACTTTGTTCTTTAGGTGACAAATCAATTACTAATGTTTCACCGTCAAGTAATGAGTAATTGAATAAAAGTTCTTTACCGGTACGCAAAGAACGCAAATTATATATTGTTGCTGTAGTACCACCGGAGCGATTGAAAAAGACTTTAGGATATACTATCGTTCCGTCATTGTCTATTGATGTTAGTCCTCCAAAGTAAGCTGTTCCAGTGGTAGTATATCCAATAAACAAATCAAAAAGTTTGTTATTTGTTGGATCGCTTCGCCCGATTTGTATAGCATATACAATTGGCGATCCCGGCAAATCTATATCTAAACTTGACCAGGTGTACCCATTCCAAAAGGCTATTCTATCCGTTGTCGTGATGCCACCAGCGGTAGTAAAAAAACCACCGGCATATAATGTTCCATCTGGACCAATGGCTAATGAATAAACAGTATTATTCATTCCAGTACTGAGGGCTGACCAAAAACTTCCATTCCACGAAGCGACGCGAATTGCAGCCCCGCCACCAGCAGTAGAAAAATCCCCCCCTGCATATAATGTTCCGTCTGGGCCAATGGCTAATGTCTGGACACTACCATCCATTCCAGTGCCGAGGGCTGACCAGGAAGAGCCATCCCACGAAGCAACGCGATTTGCAGCCCCGCCACCGGCAGTAGTGAAATTACCTCCTGCATATAATGTTCCGTCTGGGTCAATGGCTAAGTCATTGACAGTACTATTCATTCCAGTGCTGAGGGCTGACCAGGAAGAGCCATCCCACGAAGCGATATAATTTGCAGCCCCGCCACCGGCAGTAGTGAAATTACCTCCTGCATATAATGTTCCGTCTGGGCCAATGGCTAATGTCTGGACAACGTTATCCATTCCAGTGCCGAGGGCTGACCAGGAAGAGCCATCCCACGAAGCAACGCGATTTGCAGCCCCGCCACCGGCAGTAGTGAAATCCCCCCCCGCATATAATGTTCCGTCCGGGCCAATGGCTAATGCAAAGACAGCACTACTCATACCAGTGCCGAGGGCTGACCAACTTTCATCTTGTTTATGCCATCTAACTATATTGTCAGCATTGGCGATATTATCAAAATTTGTAAACTGTCCGCCTACATAGACATAGGTATCATCTTCGACGATTGCTCTAATATTTGTGTATGTACCGGCTGCATCTGGTGGTCCCAGGGGATTCCATTGTCCAGTGGAACGTAATCGGCCAGCAACATACCTAAACGTGGCGCTATCATTCGTATCCAGCACCGCCGCGCTCTCCCCCACTTCCAGCCAAAACGGGTTAGGCGCGGTCAACTGAATAGCGGCCCGCTGAGAAAACTTATTGAGTTTTAACCAGTTGCCATCGTCGATACTCCGGTCATCACAGTAGACAACCGGCATATCTCCTTCAAGCCCGCCGCCATATCTAACCGCTATCTCTTTCTGGACTTTAGCGCCGTTAAAGCGGATTCGGGTCAGTTGCAGATCGTCGGCAAAGAAGGCTTCTTCCAACTCTTGCGTCTTCTCGTGAAGCTCTGATTCTGTATCAGCAATGAACTGTCCGATTATGGTAAACTCTCTCGGCTCTATCTTTTCGTTGTTTAGCTCACCACCGGGCAGGATTGCATAGCTATCAACTCCGAGGCGACGGGGTGCACTACCGGCTCCGACTACCCGTTCGACCTGGAATTTGTACTCCTCCCAAAAGTCAACGGACTTGCCACCGGCTTTACTCAGGGCGCTGCGCTGACTTATCGAGGCGTGTTCGCTGCCAAGCCATTCGCATCCGTCCTGAGTGCCGTCGATGTAGGTTGTCCAATATGCAAGCGGCTCGACCTGCACTCCGTCCAGATAAAACGTACCAGGTTGCGCTGCGGTAATTTCAAGCGTCGTCCGTCCGTTGGCTTGCGCTGCCGCAAAGGGCGCGCCGTACAATGACCAGCTATCATCTATCTTCTCGACGAACTTGAGCCTCTTGGTTGCGCTGCCGATAGTTACCAGGAGATTGGTATTGCCCCGCACTCTGGCCGTGACAAAATGCTCGACATTGGTCAAGGCGGAGGTGGTCAGGCTTACGCCGTCGCCAATGGCAGGCGCGGCCACCTGGTAGGAATAGAGGCCGTATTTTTGATAAGTCGTTACTCTGGTCGTAGTAGCGCCGGAAACGTCCGAGAAATTAGCGGTCGTTTCCGCCGATGGATTCAGAACGTAATTGCTTGAGGCCACCGGCGTTATGATTCGCCATTTGTTATCCACGGTTGGTACCCCTGTCTTGAAGATTACAGGCAGGTAAATCTTCTCTTGCGCCTGGGAGTAGCCCGGCCATAAGATGATTACCAGACATATTAAAGCTAGTAGTTTTTTCATTTCTGATTTCTTTCAATTGCAATTGATACTTTTTCATCCAATAAGCGCCTTTGCTACCTGATACTGCTGGATAACCGACTGCGGGGAGGCCAACGTGTTAACTGTCATATTGAACGTGTTATTTCTGTCGCCACCACCTTTTAGCATCCCGGCTAATCGGTCCATAACCAGGCTGTCAATCGTCATCCCTCTCGGCGTGACAAGCAACTCCTCACCCGGCTCAAGGTACATCGGGCCAAACGTGTCACCCCGACCTTGCCCCGGTATTTTGTAGCCCAGGCCCAAGCCGTTTTGTAAACCGATACCCCGCATAAAGCCGATGCCTTTAGAAAAGCCGATGCCGGTTTGTGCGCCGGATGCACTGCCAGCATCCTGCGCTGCCCGTGCCGCCTCTTTAGCAGCCTCCGCCATTTTCCTGAAAGCCTCTTCTGCGTCCATAACGATCTCGATTAGATCATCGATAGCATCGGCAGCATCTTCCATATCGTCGACGATCTTTTCAGCCGCCCGAGATGCCGCTTCGCCTACTGCCGTGAAAGCCGAACCGAGAGCGTGAACGGCGGCAGTCAATTGATTGACCAGGGTCATAATAGCATTGATTGCGTCAGTGGCGGTTGTTTGGAGCGTCGGCAACGTTAGCACGTAAATATCGATGAGTGCAGTATCAAGCGGTATTATCCCCGTATCTTTTAACAATAGTAGTTTCTCGGATATCAGATCATATGTCAGCGTGAAGGCATCTTGCAACAGGGGCAAAGTGATCTCTACAAAATCGAGAATGGATTGCACGAAAGCCGTCCATTGCTCCTGTACCGGTAGCAGTCCAGCAGAGATAGATTCAAACGCTGCTAACGGGTCAGCAGTGTCAAACTCTGGTCCAGTTGACTCTTCCTCTCCGCCACCGAATAAGCTACTAAAAACACCGGTGACGGCTTCGACTGCTTTGCTTGCCAGCGAGCCTATGCCATCAATAAGACCCTGGATTAAATCAGCGCCAAAATCATAAAAAACGGTACTTGGTGAACTAATGCCAAGAGCTTCCTTAAAAGAGCTTATCAAAGCATTGGCACTTTCTGTTATAGCATTTTCCAAGTCCTGTTGAGCCTGTTTTATACCATTCTTGATACCATCTATGATATTTGTGCCGACTACTTTAGCTATTGTTTTCATATTTTCGCCAATGCCATTTAGGACACTGGTAAGTTCGCTTATCGTCGCCGGCTCGACTTGTATGCCTATTTCATCGAGTAGGCCAGACACGATACCGGCGACGATTTGCGCCGCCAGTCCAACTATAGCTTGTGACACCGCCGATACTGCCGCTACCAGTCCGATTATGATCTTGCCCAAGACCTTAGCCATCTCAGGGCCATTATCTCCAAAGTTACCAATTTGCTCGCCTAAAAATTGACCGATGGCAAAACCGGCATCTTTTAAGCCTGCTTGGGTTTCAGGTGATCCGGCCCATCTGATTATCTCCGCTACAACAACAATCAGTGCCTGAGTAGCCATATCAACGGCAGTATTAGTCCATTCCCAAAATTTAGCAGCCCAGTCTGAGTGAGCCTCGATCAACTCCGGTGCATAGTCTCTAATCTTTTGCCCGACAAACCCGGTCAACTCAGCCATCTTACCGGGACCATCAACGAGAGCGGTTACTGTCCAGTCCCAAAACTGATTGCCCCAAGTTGTTAATTGCGCCTCTATCTGAGGCCAAGCGTTATTGATAGTATCGACGATCATTTCAATGACCGCCTGAAAATCAGTCGCCCCGCTGCGAAATGCTTCTATCCAACTGCTGACAAAAGCGATGGCGTTTTCAAGCGCAGGCACAACCTGATTATCCAGAGCATCGGTCAACGGGCCGGCAAAATCTGAGGCAAACGAGATACCCAGACTGATAAGCTGATTAACAAACGGCAATAGTCGAGTGCCAATCGTATCGGCCAGGGCGCGCAAGGTGTTTTTGAATAGCTGTATCTGACTTTTGGTGGTAGCGTATCGCTGCGCCGCCTCGTTTGCCAGGGCCGTGTTTTCCTCAAAAGCCCCGTTAGCCGTCTGTAAGGTGCGCTCTAACAGATCACCCGCCCCGGCCAGTGACAGAAATGACCGGATTAACCGTTGATCTTCCAGGCCCAACTCGGCCAGCGTATTAACAGCATCGTCACCTTGCGCCCCCAGGCCCTCGACAAAAGCCAGAAATGCTCCGCTTGCATCTTTCTCCCAAGCGGCCTTGAAATCCTCAACGGTCATATTAGACGTGGCTGCAAATGTCGCCAGCAGGTTACTATCTATCGGTTGCCCGTGCTGCTGCCTGAGTAAATCTGTTTCCGCTTGCAATTCCTGAATAGCCTGAGCTGTCTCAAAAGCCTTTTGCCGGGTCTTGTCGCCCAACTGCCGCCCGAACTCCTCAGCCGAGCCACCGGCGGCAATGAAAGCTTGCTCTTGCGCTAATAGCTCCGCTTGCAAGCCAGGAAATTGCGCCTCTAGCCTGGCGGATTCGGCATTGAGTTTTGTCAACTTGTCAACGTTCTTATCAATCTCATCTGTATAATCAACAAAGCCGGTAGCAGCCCCGGCCACGGCGTTATTGATTGCCAACAGAACCTTTTGTGTTGCCGTACCACCCGCTTCCGCCTCTACGCCAACCGATGACATTGCCGTACCGATGGCCAGTACATCAGCCTGGGTAAGCCCGGCTATTTTACCAGCCCCGGCTAGCCTCTCGCCAAAAGCCAAAATATCACGTTCTGTAGTAGCGAAGTTATTACCCAGGGCAACGATAGTCGAACCAAGTTGCTCGATATTCATCCCCATATCATCGGCGGAAATGTTGAAAATGTTGGAGATACGGGCCAGGCCGGTCGCAGCCTCTTCGGTCGAGAGGTTAGTTGATACACCCAGCGCGGCGACAGTTTCAGTAAATTCCAGTAGGGCATCTTTGCCGATACCCAATTGACCGCCCAGCTCACCGATAGCAGCTAATTCCTCGAAGGTCAAGGGGACTGTTTTTGTCAGATCAACAAAGCCAGCGCGCAACTCCTTGCCAGCTTCGTTCAATTCACCGATACCGGAAGTCAAGCCGTCTGTTGTTTTGATGACCCCGGCAAATGCATCTTCAAACGATATGGCCGTGGTAGTCGAGACAGTAGCCAGCGCGCCCACGCCAGCGGCCAGCGCGCCCACACCGGCGACGGCTACGCCTGCGGCAAGTTTGGCGGTACTGCCTAATGCGCTGCCGAGCTTGCCGAACATTCCGCCGGCTTTGTCGGCGGACTTACCTAAGCCAAGTTGGGCTTTGTCGGCTTTGGAGAGATCGCGGAGATATGAGTTAAGGTTGCGTGCTAAAAATTCTACTCCTACTGGTGTTAATGCCACTTGACAAAATCCTTAAACTAAGATACAATAATTCTTGCCAGACAGTTGACTGAATAGAATGGTTGATATAAAATTACAAATACTCTCCTCTGCTTTGGTCAATTGTCTGGCGACAAAGGCCATTCCAAAAGCGGAGGAGTTTTTTATTGCAAGGAGATAGCTATGAGCAATATCGTTAAAGCAAAGGTCAAGGTAAGGGGCACTCGCCCATTTTGGCAACATCGTTTTGGCCCGGAAGCATTGCCACTCGAAAAGAAGGAAAAGACGGGCGTCGCCGGCAACAACCCCGAAGAATGGAGACAGACGGCAATGGTCAATAAAGACGGACAGCTTTTCTTTGAAGGTACTTACATTTTTGGTTCGCTGCGTGAGGCTGCAAAGTACACGAAGCGAGGCCGGGCATCCCTGCAAAAGCCGGTTGCCGCTACGCTTCAAATCTTGGAAGATAGAATCCTGCTTGATCGCTTTTTCCCCGGCTTTCCCAACGGTCACAAATTCGACATCGCTACCGTTGAAGAGCTGCCACGCGACCAGGAAGAATTGGTCTATTTGGACGTGAGAGGCGTCGTGAATCCATCGACGCGAGGCCGGAACGTGCGCTATCGGGTCGCTGCTTCTCCTGGTTGGCAAACCGAGTTTACCATTATGTTTGATAAGACCATTGTCAGCCGGAATGAAATGGAAGCTATCTTGATTGACGCCGGGCGACTGGTTGGCATCGGCAATGGTCGGACTATCGGAATGGGCCGGTTTGAGGTTGAACAGTTCGAGTGCGAGTGATATTACGGGGTCCGGTACAGTAGGGCGCAGCGGGGTAAGGTGTGGTAGAGTTTGGTACAGCGAGTTACGGTCCAGCTTGGCAAGCCATAGCAAGGAAAACAAATCTAATTTACGCGATATAGTATAACGCGGTCGAGTCGGGTTTTGTCCGGCAAGGATATGTCGAGTCAGGTTAGGCTGAGTCGGGTTAGGTCTCGTAAAGCGATGCAAGAAAAACAAACTAAACCACCACGAGGCGTAGTAGGGAACGGTAAGGTGGGGTATGGCTCGCTTGTGTTCGGTCGAGTTAAGCAAAGCAAGGGATTTAATGCCAAAATCAAGACAGCCACAAGCAATATGGCAAGCCACCCGCCAAAGAGTTTGGCTTAGGGACAAGGGCCGTTGCCAGGGACCATACTGCAAAGATAAGCCTGAATGGTCCCTATCTCTGAAAGAGTGCCATATTGACCATATTCGCTCTGGCAAGTTGGCTACAAACAAATCGAGTAACCTCCGTGTTTTATGCCGTCGCTGCCATACCCTTAGAGCCGACAACAGGCATCGGGGTATGATAGCTTCTGCCCTACGTGCTAACATAATTCCTGCCAATTGGCGTGAATTAGTCTGGGATGACTGACCCGGCTTGGCGCAGCAGAGCAAGGATCAGCACCGACCGGCGTGGTGGGGTGTGGTAGAGTGCAGTTTAGTATCGCAAGGATAAGGGCCAGCAATGGCCCTTTTTTCTTTTGTGCGCCGGTCGGTGTCAGCGGCATTTTTTACCTTTTCTCTTCGCAAAAACAACATTTTGCGAAGTAAAATATCCAACCTTAAAAGTGTGCAAATTGGTATTGAGGACTATTGACAAGTGAACACTTATCTGCTATAATAAGTACATCAAACAGTAAGAAAGGATTAAGAAAATGACTAAGCAGTTCAGATTTGTAGGTTTTTCTCATAAAACTTGGGAACCCGGTTGTCGAAATCTTGGTATGGTGTGGGCTTCTTCCATCGATGAAGCTCGGCAAGCCTTCAAAGAGAACGGCTTAGCTCCTCCGGTTATAAAACGAAAATTAGGCGACGCTTCTTATCGTCTAGTGGATGATAACGGTAATGTCACTAAAGAAATGATTTTTCGCTAACCACCCACCCGCCCCGCCGGTGGCCTCGTAACCGGCAGAAAGGTACTTAAGATGAAAGATATGGCATATTTTGTTAATCTGGTAGATGAGGCCAAGAAAACCAGAGATAATATTGGCGAGATGTTCAATGAAGCCTACTATGCCAAGCAAGATACTACTCGTTTACAACGGTTATTTGATAAAGCTACCGACCGCATCTTGCGCCGGATGGGTTATGTCTGGTTATTAGACCAGGCGAAAAATTTCAAAGAGTAACCACTTAATGGCCCGCCCGGGGCCTATCCGGGCAAAGGTGCTAAAATGTTTTTGTCGCAGTCAGATTTTTCTCACTTGTTCAATGTTCTCAGGTCGGTTTATCCCAGTGACCTATACTCTGACAATGATTTGCTCGACTTCCTGGCTACACTAGACCACGTTCCAGATAATGATGAATTGTTAGACTTGTTCGAGGAGGCAATGTAATGTCATCTTCTCTCAAATCCCAACACCGCATCCAGCTTGACCCCGGCAACTTCGCCCGGCTGCAAGACATCGCCAAGCGGCTTGGCTACGTTCACCGGGCCGGGCCAGGAGCCGGTAAGGTCGGGTCGGTAAGCACGTTGATGGACGCAATCGCAAACCAAGAATCCGTAGTATCGTTAGCCAAAGAAAGGAATGAATGATGACCGATTATCAGATGATAAAGGAATACCTTGCAAGGCAAGTCAAGGAATGCGAACAGGCCATTATTAAATTTACAAATCGAGCAAACTTTGACGCAGGATTGGTGGCCGAGTTTCAAAGCTATGAACCCGATGTAGCTCTTATTTATGCTCAATGGCATCGCTTTCATCGAGATAAAGTCATCTATTTTCAAAAAACGCTGGCGGTATTTCAAGATCGTTATTATGACTTTACCAAGTTTGACCCTAACCCTTAACCACCTCGCCCCCGCAAGGGGGCTTTTTTTATTTCCCCTTTTTCGGCTTGACGTAATTTGCATCACTTTGACACCAATAATCATTTGTGATATAATATCCCTTGTCAGACTAAACGGTTTGCGAGGGCGCTTTTTTGTTGCCCACAATTAACCGAATAATTGCGGATAGACCGCCCGGCTTGAATAGGGTAAGCGCCCAAACCGTTAGTCTGACAACTAAGGTTTTTCGAGCCGGGCGTTCTGTTTGCAAGAAAGAAAGGGTCACTGTGTATACCGTTGATGTATCTGTAGAAGGTGTTGCGCCATTGCTGCAACACAAGTTCCCGTTGCCGGACTTCTCCGATCTTGGCAAGGGAGGCAAACAGTCCACGGGAGAAAAGGATTATACTGAGGAATGGAAGGATTATCTGTACGTAGATTCCGATGGCGAAATCTTTCAACCTGCCGTTCACTTTGACGGCTGTATGGTCAAGGCCGCCGTCAATTTCAAAATCCAGGGCAAGCGCGGCAAAACCTACAAAGATTTGTTCAAAGGTAACGTGTTCTGTTCGCCGGATGAAATTCTGCACGGTATTAAAGCTCCTGAAACTTTGGACAATGACGCCGACAAGCCGCTTTATTTGGATATTCGCCCCGTTGTTATCAGCCGGGCCAGGGTAGTCAGGATTCGCCCCGCTTTTGCACCGGGCTGGAAACTGAGCTTTGAGATTGAAATCCTTGACGATCAAATTCCTGCCAACGTTGTTAATGAGGTTCTGTCCCTGGCCGGTAAGACCGTCGGTGTCGGTGATTTTCGCCCCCGTTTTGGCCGGTTTATGGTTACGAGGTTTGAGGTTCGGAAGTAGACTTTGTGGTAAGGGTGGGCAACGGTCAGGTAAGGTCCGGTAGTGGCAGGCTAGGAGAGGTTTAGTCCGGTATCGGTGTGACCTGGTGAGGGAAGGTCTGGTAAGGTAAAGTGAGGTAAGGGAAGTCTTGTGGTAAGGGAAAGGTGAAGTCGGATCGGGTGAGCTAAGATTGGGTGGGGTGTGGATTGGTGAGAATTGGCGCGGGCAGGTGAGGCAGAATAAGGTAAGGTTATCCAAATATTCGGTTGTCTGTTATGTCAAAGTATTTTACAGTAAACGAACTCCCTGGTTTGCATTTTCTATGGTATTCTCGATTGCCGCTTGATGTCTGGTTGCCGCTCAAGCAATACGTCTATCAAAGAGACGGCGGTATCTGCCAGTATTGCGGTAATCAGTTTGCCTACGAAAAAACTCACTGTCATCACGTTTTAGAATTATGTGAAGGCGGTACAAACCACCCCACGAACCTCAAGACGCTTTGCATTGATTGCCATAAAACCAGACACCCGTTTATGAAGTAATCTTGTGGCAGGGCCGTGGTACGGTGATGTGATGTGAGTTTTGGTGCGGCAAGGTGCGTCCGGGTGATGTAAGGATTGGCTTGGTAAGGTAAGGGTAGATTAAGTTCTACCCTTTTTTGTTTTTGGCATATTTGCATCGCTTACGTGCGCCTCGATTAGTAAACTTGCTTGATGATAGGCAATCATTTCAGCTACAAATTCTCTTGGATATTCACCACGTCTTAACTTTAATAATTCATCTAAACCGGCTCCGCAATATATCGCTGCCCTAAATTGAGAGAATAATCCTAAGCTACCATTGTGACTTGTAATCCCTACTGGCTTTCCAGAGCGAAGCGGATATTCTTCAATTGCAATACCGTTTCTTTTAATCCCGAAAGCGAGATTTGGCCGCTGCCAAGTCCTCCTCGCTTACGCCTGAAAGCATTGACAGCAAATTCCAATCGTCTGCCCCCAAAGCAAAATATCGTATAAAGACAAAGCGACGTTCAAACTCATCGTCAAGATCGTAGTCATCCAGGTTCAGATGGCCCCGCTTCGCCAGAAAGCGCAACTTCTTGAGCCAGGCATCATCTGCCGGCAGGCCGTCAACCAATTCAACGCCGAGCATCGCCATTACATCAAAGCCCGCCTGTACCCGTTTGGCGAAGGCTTCCTGTTTGGCCGCGAGGTAGTCCGGGTCGTTTGGGTTTTCAACCGGATAATCTTTTCCCTCTACTTTTTGCTTTGGTACAGGCGGGTCTTTGATTGCCGTCGCCGCTTCCTGAATGGTAGCAGTAGGCACGGGGATAAGGCGAACCGTTATACCGGTCGATAGCTTGATCGGTTCGTCCAGATTGAGTTGTCCGTTCTTCTTTGCCGCGTCAACGGCGGGGCTTCTGGCCATCTGTCTTGCTCCTTATTCTATCTATGGTTTTGCCCTCGTTGTTCATTATGAAAACGAGCATACCCGGCAAGACCTCTATTTCTGTCTCAGTACCATTAGACAGCGACAGCAGGATTGACTTACTGCCGCTGTCTATAAATGTTTTGGTGCGTACCGTATGGCAATCGTGCAAAGTCTCTTGATTGCCTTGCACGAGCTTCACGAACATAATCTACCTACCTATCTGGATTCGGTTTTTAATCCTCGCCAACCAGGACAATGCCATCACTGCCATTATCCGCCAGGCCAACGCCAACCACAAAGTTGACATCTTCCTTGCAAGCGGCCAGGGCATTTACCCGGTCATTTGCCGGTAATGTGGCGCTACCCTCCGGCAATAGTTGCCAGGAATAACCGCCGTCATAGGTGCGGAAGATGCGCCCGGCTGCCGCATCCGTAGCGTGGGCCAGATAGCCCACCGATTTAGAAGCAAAAGCGATGTCATAGATGACGCCCGCCCCGGAGCCGCTAAAGCCTTTGGCAGTAAAGGTGACACCGTTATTGACGGTATAGTACAATGTACCGCCGCTGGTCCCAAGCCACCACTCACTATCGTTATTAGCCTTAATCCAAACGGCGTTGTAATCCACACCGACGCCGGTCGGAGGCGTGATCTCCGTGAAGGTGACACCGTTCTCGCTCTTGAGGATAGCCGAAGCGTTACCGACAGCAATGATCTTGGATTCAGAAATGGCGTGAATAGCGTTAAGATCATCCGTCAAGACAGTTCCAGCTTCCAATACCGTCACCCCGGCGGTTGGGTCGGTCAGCTTGTAGACGTAGCCGCCATTAGCGGCGATGAAGGCGACGCTGCCCAAGCTCCAGATATCCTGCGGTTGCTTGCTCGCCACAAAGCCGGTGGTGACTTCTGTCCAGGTCGGATCAGGCGTAGTGTCGAAGTCGTCAATGTCGGCATAGTGAAGCGAGTTTGACGTTTCGTCAATGACGACTACGTACCCGGCTACACAGGCGATACCGGTCGGACTATCGGCCGCGCCCATCGTGTCGATATCAACGGCATACCAGTTTACCCCACCGTCGATGGAGAATACCACGTCTGCCGGTGTGGATGGTGAGCCACCTGCCGCAATCGAGACGGCAAAGATTTTTTCGCAGCCGTCCGACGGATCTTCACAATCGCCACAAGAGGCCGAGTCGCAGATAACTACATCTACGATCTCATTGGTTACAATCGACCCGGCCCGACTTGCAAAGCCGAGCTTTAGCACCTCGTACCATTCCCGCATCGAGATGTCGGCCGTTTCGTTGACCTGGGCCCGCTCGTCGCTGGATAATGCACCAAGCTCATCGGTGGCGTAGTTGGTTACCTTCGTCTTTTCCAAGATGAGCTTTTTCTCAAACTCGTTAAACAGAGACACGTCCTGACATTGCCCCAGGTTTAGATGAATGTCACTGGAACAACGCCGGTCAGCAACCCTCTTGAGTACCGACGCTTCATTGAGCGGATAGATACCCATTATCTGAGTCGTCGGCCTTTCGTCCGCTTCCTGAATTTCGCCAATCTCCTCGAACTGGTCCGCCTTATTGGGGTGTGGCGCTTCGATCTTGGTCACATCACCGTAAGACTTTTCCAGCGCACCGGCCCGCATAAAGTTATGATAAGCCGGCGTCCTATCTGCCCGCGCCTCGTTTTCGATGATGAAAACTCGGCTTAATCCGGTTTTGGCCGGACTCCAATTGTCAGTCATTTTCTACCTCCATACTCCTGTATAAGGCTACCAATGGGCGCTTGATAGCCGTCAGGATAATGCTATCGAGGCCGCTCCGTGAATACTGAATATCATTTTTGCTGATAAGTTTATTTTCAACCAGGCCGTTGTGTATCTGCCTGATAATATCTTCCCAGTCCAGTTGCCGGATGTCTGGCGGGTCAGCTCTGATACCCGGCGCGGTATCAAGGTCGTTATCCTTGATATGATAGAGATGCTTGTAGCCGTCGCTGTCAATTCGCTCGATTAGTCTCATACACGCCTATGCCCTATCACGTTCAACTTACCGATAACCCCTTGTCCACCCGCTGCCAACGTGATAATCAACTGGACGCCTTGAGATGACATCTCTGGTGAAAATGGGATAAAACCAGGACCGCTTGCAGTAATATCTATTTCGAAAAAGATATGACCTGCCCCGTCATCTATCTGCAAATTGCCACCTGTTGGCGTATCATTATACGACCAGGCCACACCCTCGATAATATGCCTGCCAGCCCCAACCGGAGCAGGATAGACAATCTGCACCGCCTCATCTGCACTGCCAATGCTTCTATTCTCTGTTTCAAACTGTACCGGTTCCAAAGCTACCGGTGATGATGGGCCAGATGTTATGCCTCTTGCCATTTTTTACGCTCCAAAAAATCTTAATTGCAATTGAGATTTTACACTACGGCAAAATCAGGTATTCTTTCGGCCAGCTTGCCCAACTTGCGCCAGGCCAACACTTCACCTTTACGAGTACCAAAGGGATTATTCAAATCTTCCGGACTAATAAAAAAACTGCCGTCACCTTCGCCAGTGCCGCTGAAAGCCAGGTCGCGGCGCAGGTCGTTGAACATTGCCCGGATATTCTGACAACCGCACGGAGGCCGCTCTAGCCGGGCCGAGGCCATCCACGCTATAGCCTGAGCATAGTATTTTGATAATCGCTCGCAACTCTCGCCGCGCAAGAAACGCTCGTCAAGATCGCCAGCATAATACCAGATTTTGACCGTATCAGGCTCTCGACACTCTGACCATTGGGCTAGTGACCAGGATTCCTCACCTTCGTCATAGGTGGCCGGCGTCGGTACAGCAATGCCCCGGTCAACTTCCCTGATATGCAAACAGCCGTCTTGAGTAGTGTTAGAGCAAGCCGCGCAACCGGTCCCGCCGCAAGAAGTGCAAACTGTATTGAGTAGAACATTAAGCGGTTTTGGCTCCCAAGAGAACTCGGCGCTCTTGGTGGTCGTATCGGTATATTCTCGATACACGTCAACGGCTGAAACGAAATTAGTCACTGTTGCCAGGTCCAGACCATCGAATCCCGCCGTCGTCGGATAAGCGGCTAATAGGTCAGGGTTAAGCAGCAGCCAGCTATCATAAACCAGGATGACGTTACCGCCGCTGATTGTCTTGCTTCGAGCCGGCCTTATCTCCCATTCTAACGCGCCGCCGGTCCCGGCAAAGTAGGCATTGATCTCACACTCATCGGTCAGGCTCGTTGCTACGGTAATTGTAGCCGTATCGTTGATACCGCTGCCGCTCTCATCCGAATAGGCAACTGCCACGTCATCGTCAAGCAAGGTAACGGCTCGTTGGCCCGCCTGGATGAACTTGCCCTTTTTGGTGATGACGCTCTTATACATCCCCCGACCATTCGAACCAAGACCAAAGACGTCCCGTCGATAGTGACGGGGATAGGGATGCATCTCTTTGGCTATCCACTTCGGAGCCGGGTAGTAGCCAAGATAGTTGGCAATCTCTTCCTCGACATTGTAAATCGTATCGGCCAACTCCGACAGGCTAATCCGGTCCGCTGCTTGCCAGGGATAACGAGGCCAAACGTCATCACAGTTTGAGCCAACTGGAAATACAGTCTGACCGAATCCGCCGGAAAAGTGCGGGGGGTTTAGTCCCATAATTGCCGCGTAAGTTGGCAATGACAAGAGTGTCCGTTGTAGTGGTTGAGCAAATGTCGGGCCGGCTCCCGAACCGCCGCCGGTGACAGGAGTACCAGTGGCGCTACCAGTTGTGCTGCTACTTGATACTATTTCCGTATCTGGATTAGAAAATGAATAACTTGACCGGCGTGACCAGAAATAATATGTGCCATCATCCAGATACGGCAGTCCGGCATTGCTATCTCTGGCTATCCCAAACGTGTCAGTCGTGCCAGCCCAAATGATATTCTGACCGGCAATATCGGTTGTTATCCAGACCGTTACTCCCTCAATCGGTAATGTGGTGACAGAATCGGTAATCGTATAGGTGAAAGATCGCGCCCCCGGCGTGCGCTGAACAACAGAATATTCGAGATTTTGTTGAACGATGCCAACACCTGTAACTCGAATAGAGACAGGACCAATAGTATCAGCCTCGCCAGCAGTAGCCAGATATGCATACCATCCGTTGGCAATCTCAGATTTAGTGCCAACCCCGGCAGCAAAAGCTGCAGCAGCCTTAGAGATTTCCAGGGTGAATGTATTGCCCAGTCCGGCCACTTCTGTATTGGTAGCATCGACCAAAACAAAGGTGATTAGATTCTGTTGGTTAAGTATCCACTCTCCACCTAAGCCCATTATCGCATTTTCCTCATCTTGGCCCTTTCCATACCCTTGAAAAGCACCTCTTCAAGTGTCCCTACAAATGGAGTGACATTGAGATATAGAAATTTTGGTCTGTAGTATTTTCTAAACGGTGGTCTGAAAGTTTCGTCTCTCAATCTGATATTTCTGGATGGATAAACTCTCGATATTGCAACGAGTATGCCGGGTATGAATATTGCAGTCGGCAACACTCGTCTTGGCTGATACTCTAACTCCAGTTCCGGTCTAAATGTGCCGTCTCTCAATCTCAGATTTCGGCTAGGATGCACCCTGGAAATCAGAATAGTTGAGACATCAGGTGTTACCGTCGTCGCTGGCGGTAACTGACGTTTTATTTGGTAATATCGATAGTCTACTCCTCGCTGCCAAACATTCCTCAATCGAGGATGTGTAGCAAACAATGCACCCGGCACAAACTCGCTGGGGAATATTATCCGCTTGGGCTGATAATATTCCCTTGATGGTTGTCTAAAAGTTGCATCTCTAAGTCTTGAGTTTCTACTAGGATGAGCCTTAGAGGGTGCAACCAGAATGCCAGGTATGAATTCACTTGGCGGTAATACTCGCCTCGGCTGATAATACTCCCTAGACGGCTGTCTAAAAGTCGTATCCCGTAGTCTCGGATTACGACTAGGATGTATTTTTTGAACCGCAACGAGTACGCCCGGTACAAAAACCGCAGTTGGTAGATTGTGTCTAAGTTGATAATACTGTTGTAGTATCAGCCGGAATGTATCATCTCTTAATCTTAGGTTCCGGCCAGGATGTGACTTAGAGACGCCAACAACCGATACATCCGGTACAACTGCTGTTGTCGTAGGAAGTTTTCGCCTTGGCTCATAATGCCATCTACGACGAAATACTCCCATTATTCGATTATCCGCCTACTTCCTCAAATACAATCGTGCCGTTCATCGTCAAAGCATCGTCAGGCGCAGATTGTAATTCCACGATAAATAGGCCGGATGGTGATACAACCGGTCTATCTTCGGGAGGAGGCAGGAAGTAGAATCCAATCTGCACGTTAAATGCCTCCGCGTGCAAAAAGGTTCCTTCAACACTCTGAGTTGTATTGTTTGCTTCAACGGTTCCGCCAAAGGCAGCATCCCCTACTTGCAAGGGACTGGGAGTAACAGACGTGCCGCCCGAACCAGTTGCCGTACCACGATGAATCAGAATCGGCAACATCTCTGCTTGTGCATCACCAGCATCAGAAGATTGAGTGATCGTTACGGAGTGAATGATTACTGCCGCATCTGCCGGAGCAATCAGCTCGAATAAATCTTGCGCTGCCGATACTGCTACCTCTTCAAAAACCGCTGCATATGTTCTGCCCATTTTTTACCCCTTTACTTACATTCTCAATAATATATTTTTGCTTGGATGTCTACGTGACGGGAAAGGCATCCCTACTGCTGCTGCCACCGAAGGCACTACAAAAAATGTTGGTATTCGCGGCTTGTACAATTCCCACCTGGTAGCAGGGTCGAATAGTTGCCAGTTTTCGGCGGCTAATAATATTCGGTTGTAGAACCTTATCTCCGGCATTTCACCGGAAGCATTAAAGTTCCCGGTTACTCCATTTAGTGTGAATAACGCCGCCCGGTCAGTATCCTGACCGCCCTGTGCTTTCGTTGTTGTCCCAATTGAAACACCATCACGGTAAAAACTGACTGCGTCATCAGTGTCCCACGATATTGCATAGTGGTGATACCGATCTGTATCCAAAACAAAGGTGTCACTATACACGGAAGAACTTGAATATAGGCTCAATTTGTAGCTAGTACCACTGTCCTGATATATACCACAAAAAAACCGGGGGGAGCTAGAATTGAAATTATTCGTGAAAATTACGTGTCGGGCGATGCTGTTTGAATTGGCTTTATACCACCAACTTATGGTAAACGGTCTGGGTGCGGCGGCATTTAAAATACTATTCGGAAAAGTAACGTATTTTGTGGTCGTGTTGTCGGGAGCCAAGACAGGACCTTGCGTTCCAACGTCCCAGCCCAACCCACCAGTTAAAGTACCACGACTACCCACAGTACTGAGGTCCAGCAATATGTTACTGCCAAATGACGGTCGGGTGGGACACCACCCAACCAATCCGGTAGCCTGCGGTGACTTCGTGTTTAGTTCAAAATCTACAGCGGGGGGTCCTGGAAGTTTCCACCCACTTCGATGTGAAAACCGGTTGAAAGAATCCATATTATTCCAGTGCCGTAATGACCCAGGCCGTACCTAATTGCGCTGTCCAGGTTGAAGCGACACCACCTCCAACCTGAACCGCGATTAAAAACCATCCTGGCGTAATTAACACATCTTTTCGTTGCACCAACCCGGCAGACGCCGGGCGTGGAAATACCGAGCGGACTGTACCGACTGTTTCATATGTTCCACCGTAATCAGTGGAACGGAACAATTCAACCTCAGCCCCGGCACTAATACTGGTTGTATTTGGATTAGTAATAACTACCGGAACCCAACCCTCCAACTCCTGACTCAATACAAATGAAAATGTAGCATATCCCGATTGCGCCACACCTGCTCCGGCTACATAAGTCCCTACCAGAGCTTGCACAAAATTAGCCATAGCCCTTTACCTCAAACAATTCTGATTGCTGTAATTTGCCATTTTGTGGTAAGTCATCCAATGTGACTGGCGAAATGCGTAGATGATGACAGTGGACATTCAACGCCGCGTATGCTTCAATGTTCAGTCTTTTTAGTCGCAAAAAGAATGAGTGGTCCTCGCTATATGGAAAAATCTTGTCGAATGGTTGCTCGTTTAATTCGGTTGCTATCCGGTCAAATACTCTACGACGTACAAATAGACATCCTCCACCGGCAGAACCAATTTGCACAACTTTGACGTTATCCGGCCAAACGGCCATCGGTTGCAATCCGGGTGCATCCTCTGGGCCAACCCATTGAAACAAAACCGGTACGTGTGGCGGCTGTTTCATTTGATACAAGCCACTTACTACATCCAGGTCGTGTTTGTTGGCAATCATCACCATTCGGGCTACGATGTCAGGCTCAAAAACGTGGTCTGTGTCTAGCTGCACCAACCAATCTCCAACGAAGCGTGACACTAGGGCGTTTCTGGCCGGGGCGTGATCTGAAAAAGCAGACCGCTCCAGGTGAATGTGTACGCCCTCGTCGCACCATTCGGCATTAAAAGCTGCCATCTGGCCCCAAGACCAACAGAATTGCTCCAGTACTGCGGGCAGGCCACCTAAATATGCAACTGTACCGATTGCTTTAGAGCCGATAATCATTTATCCACCCATTCCATTGTTCGGCCACTCGCCACCAGTCACAACGCTGCCGAGCTTCCGTCATCATCTCTTGCCTGATTGCCTTCTGCGCGCTAGGGTTTTCAACCAAGCGACAAATGGCATCGACATACCGTGCTCGCACCAGAGCATCTCCAGACGGACTACCCTCGATAAAAACGCCGTGCTTTACGTTGTCCAGCGTAGCCCAATATGGTCGAGTAATCGGAATTGCACCTAATACCTGTGCCTCCATACAGGATATGCACGAAGTCTCGGTAAAGTCAGTCGGATAGACCCACATTCCTGACTGCATAAATTCTTTGTATAGCTGCTTTTGCCCGATGCGCCCGTGCCAAATAACACCATCCATTTGTTTGGCCCGTTCCATCGTATCGAATGATGGCTGCCACGGTCGCCGGTCGCCGTGACCGTCTGAAATCATCTTAATGTTGTCAATACCGTAGAAGATGTGCAGCTCTAAATCTTCTACTTGTTCCCTGGCTCGTTCAAAGATGGTCAATAACGCCGCCAATCCCCGATCTGGTGAACTGGAATAGATCAGTCTTTTTGAATTACGCTTGGGCGAAATTAGACTGTCGGCCAAATCTACCCGGACTCCGTTGCTACTCAAAACTAACTTATCGGCAATATACGGAGCCAGATTGAGTAAGTAATCTCGGTGTGTTCGACAAAGGGCCATTATTTTGTCAGCCTTGATAACATCTTTATTCCAGTCGGGGTAATAGACATCCTGACAGATTAGCCACGCCCGGCGATTCGCTGTTGGCTCAAATTCCTCGAATGTTGTCGGGTGGCGATAAATAATCCACAGACCATCATCGGTCAAATCAGCCTCAGATAAATCGCGCCACTCTACCCCACGCCATTCTCCGTTATCGCCATTGGGTAATGCTGTATAGCTTGTGACATCGTGACCCATTTTGGCCAGTCGCCGGGATAACTCAATATGGCTTGTTTCACTACCACCGATACCAGACTCCAGATTGCGCCAGGACCACGGCTCTATATGATTAGGCGAATAAAAATGAAGTTTCATCTTATGATAAAGCTAGTGCCTTTGCCATAATCTAACCTGTTATCCTGTCAACGATAATCGCCCCGGCGCTCAGGGCAAATGGCAGACAAAACCAGGTAGTGTATACCGGTATAGTCCAGTAAGCAGCGGCTATAATCAAGCCGACATAAATCGACATACACCATACGCACTCAAAAGCGCCGGAATGTTGTCGCGCCCGCCACTTAAACTCGGTCAGTAAGTCCCACGGACCACGCTCGCTGTCATTGGTGAGCAAAGACGATATGCGCCAGACCGTCAGGGCTAAAATGATATAGTTCATAAAATCTCAATTCAAATTAAAATAAAAAAGGGCATATCCTCACAGTGAGGATATGCCCAGGTTAAAGGCCAGTTGTTGTTAGGGCTTTAGTTCTATCTTATTCTATTATGAAAACTCGTGTCTCCACGTGTCTTATAGGGTAGAATTTTTCAGAACTAAGGTCAATGGTCATTGATTGCTTCCCTTCTCTTTCTCCGACAGATTCAACCGTAATCAACTTGTCTAACCCCGGAAATTCACAAGATGGTTTCGGGTTTGGTAGCAGGGGATTCCGCTCCCTCTCTACTACTGCCTTTATAGCGACATCTACCAGTTCTATCCCAAAGCCAGAAATAATAGTTATGCCGGATATAGCTTTGATAAAATCTCTGCGGTTCATCTTATCTCTTCCAAAATCGCCGTCGCTCTCGCTTCGGCAATTCCCTTGATTTTTTGCAGCCCTTCCAATCCGGCTTGACGGATAGCTGCCGGCGTGTCAAGTCCGGCGTTTCTCATTCGCTTGGCAATGGCAGACGTGACAGCGGAGAGGGATTCAAGATCAAACTCTGGCGCATTTTGCACCGCTAAAGCTTCGGCTGCCTGTTGCCTTGCTTTGGCTTTGGCTTGTTCCAAACGTTCGAGAGGGGAAACGTAATCAGGCGGAGGCGTAGCAGACCGAACTTCAACCGGCTTGACAACTTCCGGCTTGACTTGCCACTTGCCGGGTTGTAAGGCTACGTCTTGTTTGTGGACCAGGGTTTCAAGGCCGTGGTCACCGTAACCATAGTTGATAACATATCCGTCTCCGCGTTTTGTATGTTGCAGATATGGCATACCAAACAATTCGCGCGGTGGCCGAGGCCAGACATAAGAGCCTCTAATGTGGTGATTGCCACGGCTGCCAATATAGGTCGCCTGTACAAAGTCGTCATCATTCATTGTCGAACTCGCTTCCATAACGGTACTACCACCGCTTTGTGATTGCTTTCTGCATCCACAGCCCACGTCCTTTATCTCCAGTTTCTTGTGCTTCGTTCTTATGTATTCTAGCACATCTTCAGCTTTTTGTCTACCATCTTTGCTATCTAGCTCGATATGCCGCTCGCCGGCTCGTAGCCGGTAACGGACTAACTTTTCTGGCAGATGCTTGAAACAATGCCCGGCTTTGGCTAACCTTAGCCAGTAGTCCCAATCTTCGAGTGTGTCCATTGCCTCATCAAAGCCGCCGATCTCGTTGTGCCAGGCTCGCGGCAAGAGCGTTGATACCAAGTTCCAATTGTAAGCCGTCTCCAGGGTGGTCGGTTCGGCTAATGCTTTTTGACAGTCAAACGGACGGCGTTCATAGGCTATAATAGCCTCGCCGGTTTTGGGATTGTAGCTCTCTAGCCGGTTTTCTTTTTGGAGTTTGCGGGCCGACGTTTCGTTGATGACCGCCTGCCCGACGTAATCGGTATAGATAGCCGCCTGGTACTGATTCCAGTAGTTGACCATCTGGCCCAGGGCGTCAATCGGGCGAAGGGTGTCATCAGCGTCAAGGAAGAGGATAAGGGGGGCGCGGGCTATTTCTACGCCACGGTTACGGGCGTAGCCTGCGCCAAGGGGTTTTAGTTCTGTTTTGTATTGAGTAAGGGGAACATATCTGACATACGGATATGCACTTAATATGTCATAATCATCTTGATACCATCCCGTAGTATCAGTATCATCAACTACAATCGCCTCCCATCGCCTAAACCTTTGCGATTCCAGGGAATCGAGCGCATCGATAACGGTATGCTCATGACTAGGCCCAACGGGAATGATGACGGATACTATCGGTTCGTCATACTGGCGCACCGGGTGACTGATACCGTTGATAGGCGTGGCGTAGCTGGCCAGTGGGTGGTGATGGTCACTTACCCACGAATGCCAGCCTCGATAATCTGTCATCTTATGCTCACGGTTGCCAGTTACGAGGCCAGATTTCCAGGAGTAGTGGAATAGGCCCTTGTCGGTGACCTTGCGCGCCTTCCAGCCATAAGCGCCCATTCGCAACCACAATTCCCCGTCCTCTTCCCCCGCTCCGTCTGGGCAGTATCTTGCCCGATAACCGCCAAGTCGCTCCCAAATGACACGCCTGAAAACGTTGCAGGTCCAGACGGTATTAACGCCGTCTATCATCCGGTCATAGTCCCACTCAGGATTACCCGGCGATAGCTGCACCGTTCCATCCGGCTCGTGAGATGTCAAGCCGGTATAGGCCAGACCGAGAGAGTTGTCCGCTTCCAATTCCTTGACGCAAATCCCAAGAAAAGTCGGGTCAAGCCAGTCGTCACTGTCCAGACAACAGACATACTTAGATGTGGTGTGAGCTATGCCGTTGTTACGGGCAATGGCTACGGTTTGGTTAGGTT